GTACGCGGCGGGCCCCCGGCCGGACGGCCGGGGGAGGGGTGACACCCCCCACCCGACGCTTCGCGCCGTGCGGGTCCCTGCGCCACCCGCGAGGCCATGCGTGCCGCTGTTTTCGCTGCTCACACCCGATAACGCACGCTCGCACCTCGGCACACCCGGCGAGATCTCGACGCGCACACGGCGCGTACAGCGGCCGCAACGCACACCCCGTTCGGCGCACCCTCGCAAACCTCGCCGCGCACCCGATCACCGCGGCCGCGTCGATCGCTGCGCACCTGATCACTTCGCACCCTTCGCACCCTTCGCCGCTACTCACACGACGCGCAGCCTCTCGACGACGTTCGATCTCGCCGCGCATATCCGCAACTCTGATCACTCTCACCCTTCGCTTTCCTCTCATGAGTTGTCATGATTGACACAAACAAAAACAAATTGATAATTCAAATATCAAATAATTATTCCAATAAATAATATGCAATATACATATATATGTATATGTGCCATATTCACCCCTATATAGGACCCCTACCCATAGCCATATATCTATCCCATTGTTTATACATATCGAACAATTATTCGATATGAAGAAAATGCGATTCCTCATGAGGAATTATGAGTTTTTCAATTTTCCTCCGTACCCTCGCCACACCCGCTCGAAAAACAACCCACTAGGGCACCCCATAGGGCCCGCTGTAGGCACCCCTCACGAGGTGGACGTCCCCGACCGGGTGCGAGGTCCCGCGGCGCAATCGGCGCGCAGCACGCGGCCGTGTGGCGAGATCTCGCGCCGATCACACCGCGGCCGTGTGGCACCCCTACCCGTGGCACCCCTCCCCCGCGAGGGGTGCCCAGAACGCAACTCACCCCCGACACCGTGAGGTATCGGGGGTGAGATTCACCGACGGCCGGGACTAGGTCGACCGGCGCGCGCCGGGACCGGATAAGGCTATGCGCGCGCTACACAGCGATCGCACACCGGGCGAATGTCTCCCATCACTTCGCGTCGAGACTCCCCGCACCGGCGACACCGGAAAGTCTCGGTCGCACTCGCGGACGTCCGGCGCGCGAGCTGCGCGTCGTCGCGCGTCATGCCGGACGCTCGCATGTCTGGACAATGTGCCACGCTGCGCCGTCGGTCGCCGTGTGGTCGGTGTAGCAAGCGATACCCGCGCCGAAGTTGATCAGCTCGCCGCCGTACGCGCCGGACCACGGCGACTCATCCTCCAGTAGCTCGCCGGTGCCGGACAACCGCGGCGCGACGACGGTGACGCCGTGGGAGTCGACCGGGTACACCGTCACGTCGGCCGGTGCGTGTACGGGGGACAGTATCGCCGCGAGTGCGGCGAGAGTTGTTGCAAGTGTCATCGGTTCATCCTTTGTGTGTGTGGGATACAGAACGGCCGGGCCCGCTACTCGCGCGGGCCCGGCCGGGTGAGATCAGCGACCGGCCGCGATCAACTTACGGCGCACGGCCGGAATCGACGCGACCGGGTGGCCGCGGGTGCCGAACAGACCCGCGAGACCCTCGCGCGCAGCGTCGACGCGCGCGAGCGCGTCGGCCGGGGAGCCGACGAACGTCGCAACGGTCTCGCCGGTCTCGACGCCGGATAGGAAACCGTGCTGGACAGCCTCTCGCAACGCGCGGACGTTCGCCGCGGTGAGTTTCGTGATCTTGGTCGACCCGGTCACCGGGACCAGATCAGCAAACCGCACGGCGACGGTGAGCAGACCCGGCGCGACGGTCGGCCGGTCGATCTCGACATGCGCGATCTCGTTATCGACGTCGACGCTGACAACGCGCACGACGTGATCGCGCAGCTCGCGCGACTCGACGACGGTAGCGACGGTGCCGGGGGTGAGGGTGTGTGTCATGGTTCGATCCTTTCGACGTGCGCGGCCGTGTGCCGCGCCGACACCGACGTTACGCGATGACGTCGACCGTGACAAGTAGGCAGACAGCAAGGCACCCCGGCCGTGTGACCGGGGTGCCTTACAGCGGCGATCATGTTTCGGTTCTGTGCTCGGTAGGGCATGGGTCGATCCTTTCGTGGGGCGGGTGCCTCTCACCCGCTGGCACCGACGTTACCCGTTGACACCAACCGGCACAAGTAGGGCCCGGCGAGATCTCGCGCCGGGCCCTACGGGGTGAGCTACGCGCCGACGTCGTACGCGCGGCGAGCGATGAAGAGTCGACCCTCGCGCGTCGGTCGGCCGCGGTCGTCCGGCCGCGACGTCGTGTGGACACACAGCGGCCCCCGCGGTGACCCGTCGAAGCGCAACCGCTGCGCGTACCCGCCACCGTGGACACCCCCGGCGAGAGCGTCGAGGTCTCGCGCGTTGCGCACGTCGAGGTTGGTAATCGGGGCCCAGGTGACACCGGCCGCGGCGAGATCTTGCACCGTGTGTTCGGTGACGGTGTCGAGGTAGAACCGCTGACGCTCGCCGGACACCGTGCCGTAGACGAACGGACTACCAGAGTTGCCATAGGCCAGAACGTAAACGCGCCGGGTGAGTATCCGCGCGTCGTCGCCGACGGCGCAGCGCACCCGGTGCGCCGTGGCTATTTCGCCGTACCCGCTCGCGCTGCGCGGCCGGGGTGCGTCGCCGTTGGGCAGAACCGCGGTGACGTCGTCGAGGGTGAGGTAACGGGTGCCGTTCGGTGAGGTGTGCATGTCGAGATCCTTTACGTGAGTGAGGGTTTAGAGAGCAGGGCAGAGGGTCGAGAGGGCTGCGGTGACAATCGCGCGCCGTTGTTTCCCGATACCGTATGCGGCCGACCGGTCGGCCGTGCCGGTGACAACGGCCGTGTGCCGCTGCGCGAGAGCGTCGCCGATCGCGAGGTTCTGGCAGAACGTCACGCCGTCGGAAAGGTTCGCGTCGAGCGATCGGCCGGTAGTGCCGCTCACCCCGTATGCGGTGAGCACACCCGCAAACCGCGAGCGCAGCGGTGAACCGTCGTCGAACACGTTATCCACCACGACGCCACCGACCATGATCGAACCGTCATCGGCCGGGACCGTGCGGGGTGCGTCGGCCGGTTGCGGGGAGACCGTCGGCGCACCGATCGGCACGACGTCGGCCGCGGGTGCCGGTGCGTCGTCGTCGCCGTCGGCGACTGCGCCGATCAACGCGAGCGCGAGCAGCACACCCGCAACCCACGGCCACCAACGGCGACGGCGCGAGGGTGCCGCGCCGTCGGTGCCACCGTCGACCGGGTCGACGCTCGGCCGGGCCCGCTCGGCGATCGCTGCGCGCTGCGCGTCGATCAACTCACGGGTGCGCGCGTCGATCGTTGCGCCGATATGCGTTGCGGCCTCTCGCGCTATCGCCGATAGTTCGCCGGGGGTGAGGGTTGCGCGGCCGACTGCGCGGCCGTCGAGGGTGTGCAGGTCCATCGGGGTCGATCCTTTCGAGGGGAGGGGAAGGAAAACGGCCGGGCCCGGTGTGGGCCCGGCCGTCGGTGTCAGAGCGCGACCGGCGCGGCCGGGGGTGTCCAGTCGAGCGCGTCGACGTCGTCATCGGCCACGACGTCATAGACCTCGCCGGTGGCGTTGTCGAGTACGTCCGCTTCGCCGGGGCCGTACTGCTCGCGCAGCGTCATCAGCGCGGCCGACAAACTCGCGAACGAGAACCGCGAACGGTAACCACCGGTCTCGACGTCGACGACGCGCAGGGTTGCAACGGCCGCGATAGGGGTGACGTTCGACATGATTCGATCCTTTCGGTTGCGGGCCCCGTGCGGGCCCGGTGTCGACGACGTTACCCGATTGACGTTAACCGTGACAAGTCGACCGGCCGCGCGAGTTTCCGCAGCGCGTCGAGGGTGAGGGGTGCGCCGGTGCGCAGCGCACGACGTACGCGAGCGTAGAACCGGCGAGCGTCGGCGAGATCGTCGAACGTGTACCAATCGACCCGGTCGCCGTCGACCCGGCGCGCGGCGCCGCGCTCGTCATGAGTGAGCGATCCGGCGCGCACGTGGACGTGATAACAACCATCACGGCGCAGCGTGACAGCGTCGGCCGTCGTCCCGTAGTAGTCGGTCGCGCCGTCGACCGCGAACGTCTGGCAGTACCCGCACCCGAGCGCGTACGCGGTGAGTTGTCCATCTGCGCGGCGATAAGGGTCGCTGCGCCGGTGCGCGCCGGGAGTAGGGGTGTCGAGTGTCATTTTTCCGGGTCCTGTTCTGTGAGGGTGAGCGCGGCCGGGCCCTCGCCGTCGGTGAGCGTCACCCCGTCGAGGGTGAACAGCTCATCGTGTTCGCCGTACCCGTAGGCGACCGCGGTGAGGTAGTCGCCGAGCGCGCCTAGACCGCGGTCCCAGAATCCCGCGCCGTGACGATCGCGAGTGAGCAAAAAGTCATGTCCGAAGTGTTCCCACACCGAACCGTCGGCCGCGTTGTGTCGCCGCTGCTCGCCGTACATACGAACGGCGAGCGGGTGCGTCTCGACGACGTCGCGCAGCTCGCGGGTGACCCGTTCGCGCGTCGCCGCGTCGACGTCGTCGACGGTGTAACCGGCGTCGAGAAGCGTCGTGTCGTCGAGGTCGTCGCCGTCGCCGGTTCGTTGTGTCCAGAGAAGCGAGAGTAGGTACCCGTGACTCATCGCGGCGAGGTTCTCGACGACGTCGGCCGCGTCGGTGTCGGGGAAAGCTGCGCGCAGCGCGTCGGAGATCTCGCCGGTCGCGTCGTCGATCTCGACACCGTCGCCGGGGGTGAGGTTGGTCATTTGGTCGATCCTTTCGAGGTGAGCGCGCGCCGGTGAGCGCGCGCAGTGTGCAGGGCGTCGAGAGCTTGCCAATAAGCGGGGGAGTCGATCGGGATAGCGACCACGCCGCGCAGCGCGGCCGCGGTGATCTCGCGCAGCGCGCGCCGTTCGCGGACGTTCACAGCACGCACCCCGAGATCTCAGCCCACGTGCGGCCGTACGCAACGCGACGCGTGATCGCCGAGCAATCGTCGGCCGCGCACCCGCTGACGTAGTACGAACCGGTCGCCGCGGTGCCATGACCCTCCCACTTGTGCCGACGGTGATAGTCCGACGGTGTCCAGATCTCGCGCCGGTACCGGTCGCCGGTTGCCCAATGGAAATGGTCGCCGTTGTGATAGATCAGCGGCACCCGCGCCGACTCATCGCGCGCGTAGATCTCAGCAAGGAACAATCCCCATTGGTCATAGCTCGCCGCGTATTCGTCACTCCCCCAACGGCCCCCGCGGGCCCCGCTGTTCGGCCGGTTCGTTGCGTCGCCGGTGAGTTTCACCTCTAACCCGCGGGGGTGCGTGCGCGAACCGTGGACGTCGAGAGCGTCGAACCGCGCCGGGGTGACGGTGTGCGGCCGGTAATCCTCGCGCGCGCTGCGCGGAGCGACGTCCGTCGAGATCTCGGCCGTCAGCGCGTTAACCGCGGCGAGACACTCGCGGACGTCGGCGACGGTGAGAGTTGTGTGTATCCGCATGATTCGATCCTTTCGAGGGGTGCGGCCGGGTGCCACCCGGCACCCGGCCGCGAGGGGTGAGGGGTGTGTCAGAAACTCTCGACGGTCGCGACGACGTTCGACCAACCGGCGCGCTGCGCAGCGGTCACCGTCGCGTCGACGTCGGCCGCGGCGACGTTGCGCGCGTAGGTTGCGCGCACCCCGTCGAAGTAGGTCCCACGCCGGTCGCCGGTCACGACGTACCGGCGCGCAGCGGCCGCGTGTGCCGCGTCGCAGAGCGACGGAGAGCACGCCGTGTGATCGCCGCGGGTGTGCCGGGCCCCGCGGTTGTGTGCGGCCGCGTCGGCCGCGTCGGCCGCGCGCTGCGCGTCGTCGCACCCGGCCGGGTGGCACCGGGTGTGGTCCTCGTCGTCGTGTGCGCGCAGTACGGCCGCGCCGTCGGGGTCACCGATCGACCCGTGACCCTGGCAGTAGTCGACGACGTCACCGCACACCACACAACGGTCGGGTGCGAACGGGTCGACGTACTCGCGCATGTAGTCGGCGATCGCGCGCAGTTCGCCGACGATCCGGGCCCGGTCGGCCGCGTCGGTGCCGTAGCGGGTCGATCCTTCCACGTGCGCAGCGAACCGGTCGACGTCGTCGGCACCGACGTATTCGAGGTTTTCCCAGATACGCGCACCCGCGCCGCGGATGACGTTGGATAGCGCGCCGTGGAAGTCATCGTTAGCGACGACGGCCGCGAGAACGTGCGCGCTTCGCACGGTGTCGGTGACTGTCCAGTCGCCGCCGAGATGCTCACGGTGCGCGGGGGTGCCCATTGCCGTCATGCGGGCGATCTGCGCGGGGGTGAGAGTTGTCATGGTTCGATCCTTTCGTGTGGGGCCCGCCGGGCCCGGTGAGGCATACGTTACGGGATGACGTTAACCGTGACAAGTCACGGCGTGACGCGGGCCCGGTATCCGGCCGGATCGACCCGGCGCAAGGTGACTTGGTCGCCGTTCGCTGCGCGAGTCTCGCGCAACGCGCGCGCATGTCGGCGCGTCGCGACGGTCGTCACGCTCGCCGGACCATACGCGACACCGAACGTCGGATATGCGCCGTTCCACGTCGCGACGTCGAACCGCACCCCGGCGAGATAGTCGAGCAGCTCGCCGACGACGCGCCGGGGCCCGAACGGGTATCGACGGCCGTCGCCGTCGATATATGCCGCGCGCGTCACCCGGCCGCGTCGGTCTCGCGAGATCTCGACGCGCGTAGTGATCGCGTACCCGTATCGACTACTAGCGACGGTCTCCCACACCTCGCCGTCGGCCGACCATGCGGCCGCGTCGGCGCGTCGGTATCCGGCCGCGGTGAGACGCTGCGCGAGACGCGCACCCGGCGCGCTCACAGCTCGCCGCCAAACGGGTAAGCGCGCTGCGCGGCCGGTCGACCGTGGTCGTACTCAAAAGGGCACCGGCCCGCGGGCGTCGGGGTCGAGCTGGAGGGGTGCGCGTCATCCCATGCGCGGCCGCAGTCGCCGCATCGGACGACGTCGGCGACCGTCCGACCGAACAGACGCACGGTGCCGGTATCGGTGTCAGCGTCGTGCAGGACGGCGTCGTCGGTGCCGTGGATCCAGGCGCGACGGTTGTCGAGGTACTCGCGAACGTCGGCGATCTCGCGCACCCCGTCGCGGTGAGTGAGGTATACCGGCGCGTCGGTGAGGTATACGTCCTCCCACCACACAAGGTCTCGCCGGTCCCACACGACACACACACGGTTCGTCCGCACGGTGAGCGACGTCACACGGGCCCCGGTGTAGATCCGGCCGGGGGTGAGGTCCCATCCGGCCGATTGTGCGCGCCGGGCCCGGTTGAGTAGCTCGCTGCGCACCCGCTGCGCACCGGCCGGGGTGAGGTAGCGCGAGACTTCGCACGTATCGACGTGCGTCGGGGGAGTATCCCAAGCGGCCGGATGCGCCGACGGTGTCCATTCGTCCCCGGCGATCGCGTCGAGCGCGACCGGCACCGGGTGTCCGTACCCGCTGCGGTAGGTCACCGTCGCCGTGCGAAGCGTGCCGGTCGCCGTGCGCGAACCGTAGGCGTATGTCGTGCGAGCGTCGACGGTCGCCGTCACGCCGTCGGGTGTGTTGATCAACATGTTTCGATCCTTTCGTGGTGAGGGTTGCGCGGCCGACTGCGCGGCCGCGCCGTCGACATTACCCGTCGACGTCAATCGTGACAACTAGCTAGGCGAGATCTCGCACGGCGTACAACCGCGTCGCCGACTCGACGGCGTGCCGTTCGTGATCAGGCAACGGCCGTCGGCCGACGTAGCTCGCCGCGCCGGGTCCGGCCGGTTCGTGGTCGATCTCGACGACGTCCGCGCGCGTCAGCAGGCGCACCCCGGCGACACCGACGGCGTGCCAAACATCCGCGCGCGGGTACTGCCAGCGATCGAACAGACGCGAGACCTTGCGGCCGTGGCACGTGACGCGCACCCGCGGGGAGGTGTCGTCGCCGTCGGTGATCACTTGCCAGACATACCCGGCCGCGGTGAGCGTGGCGACGGTGTCGGCGACGCGCTCGACGTCGACGCGCAGCGGGCCCGACTCGACGCGCGTCGCGATAGCGGTTGTCATGCGATCACCGACGCAATCGGGTTGCGAACGGCCGTGGTGCGCGCAGCAACGGCGAGGTTCTGGAGACGCGCCGACTCACGCTGCCAACGGGTCGAGATCTCATCAGCGACGACGATGTCGGCGCGGATGTCGCGGGCGATGAGGTCGAGCATCTCGTCATGGTGGTCAGCGTCGCCGAGGTACGTCGTCGCGATGACGTGCGAGACCAACCGGCGCAGCGTCCGGCGTGCCGCGTCGGTGACGTCATAGTCACGCACGTCGACGACGTAGATACCGGTGTGTCCTTCACCGTCGGTGCCGGGGACCGGCGACGCGATCACTTCGCCGCTGTACTCACAGTGAGTGCGTGCTTGCGCGAGGGTGTAACCGTTCGCCGAGTGTGCGCGCTTGACCCCGTAAAAGTCGGCCGACTCGGCGACGTCGATCGGATGGAAGTCGGCGCGCACGGTGAGACGTCGGTACTCGCGGCCGTTCACGGTGAACGGGTACGGGTGCCGCTGCGCGTCGTCGTGTGTGTTGACGTAGGTACCGACGACCATCGGACCAAACTCGAACACGAAACCGGGATAGCTCGCGACCGGTCGATCCGCGTCGGAGTTGGTCCCGGTCGCCGGGTCGATCGGACGATGAACCGGCGCACCGTACGGGGTGAGCATCGTCTGCGCGGTGAACGGTCCCGACACTCCGCGGCCGTCGACGTGGAAAGCGCGCATACGCGGCCGGTTGTCGAGGTACTGCGCGGCATCGTCGCCGGTGAGCTCGCGGACGTTGAACGGTGTCGTTGTCATGGGGAGATCCTTTCGGTGTGCCGGTCGCCGTGTGCGGCCGGTTGAGGGTCACAGTAGGCGAGATCTCGCCTAGTTGTCTAGTTGGCGTCAACCGTGAGAGTCGCGTACAGTCGGCCGCAACGGCGCGAGCGATCGCGCACCCCTCGCGGGGGAGACCGGCACCGATGACCGGCCGCGGGGGACACGCCCAACATTGGACTTGCATCGGTTAGCGATCAACCCGTACAGTGTTGGCAACGGCGCAAGCCATATGCAGATTGAGAACAGAACAGCGGGACACGGTCAGAGCGCGAGGGTTACGCGCACCGGGTGAAGGCACCCGGCCGACCACGGCGACAGAGAGAGAGCGCGCCGACGGTGTCACCACGGCGATCGCGCGGCACAGCGCGAACGGGTCAACCGGCCGGGCGAGAGTGACACCGGATCGAACAGAGGTTCGGTCGAACGGATGTTCGACCGAGGGCGGTCGAACGGGCGTTCGAGGGCGCGCACGGGAGCCGGGGTCGAGCGCGGAGCCGGACGCGGGAGCCGGGGCCGGGGCCGGGCCGGACGCGGGAGCCGGGCGGTACGCGGGTACTAGCCGAATAAGCCGAATATGACCAGTTCCGTTGTTCTGATTAGGATTTGAGAGTTTCAACCGAGGAGGAAGCATGACACCAGAAGAGTTCGCAGAGGCGAAGGCCGAAGCCCTCGACATGGCGAAGCAGATAACTGCTCACGCCGAGCAGTACGGCTGGGTCGCCCCCAAGGCTCCCCGAGCCAACAAGAAGTTCGCCTTCGTCACGCTGCGGCGCGACCTGGGCAACGAGTGGGGCGCAGAGGAGATCCGCGCGTTCTATGCGATCGACCCCGACACCGACAGCGACCAGGTCACCTACGTCGACGTCATCGGCGCGCAGAAGGTGCTCGACCCCGAGTCCGGCGACGTGCGCGAGGCGATCGAGAACGACTTCCACGTCAAGCCGCAGCCGAGCGGGGCCGAGGACAGCGAGCGGGCCGCCGACGCGCCCCCAGTGCCGCCCACCAGTGCCGCCCATAGTGCCGCCCACCAGCAGGAGAGCGACGCTGTGCCGCCCACCAGTGCCGCCCATACGGACAGCGACGACAGTGCCGCCCATACGGGCAGCGATAGTGCCGCCCATCCTGCCGACCAGACGGTGTCGGAGTTCTACGGCACCGGGCCGAAGGCCGACGAAGCGGTGGTGGCCGCCGAGGCGCTAGGGCACAAGGCCGCCGCGGAGAAGGCCAAGCCGAAGGACGCCGAGCACGCGACCTGGTCGCAGCAGGGCACCTATGCCGCGGTCCGCGGCCAGCAGGCCAACCCCGATCGCAACTGGTCGAAGGTCGCCAGCGAACTGTCGAACGCCGAGATCCTCACCAAGCTGGCGAAGGGCAAGGTCGAGGTAGTCTGGCGCAACTCGTTGTCCGGCGCGCTCGACCGCGCCGTAGTCGATGCCAACGGCGGCAAGCACCCGCCGCACATCACTCCCGCGGAGTTCGACCCCGTCGAGTTCGGCGAGGATCTCCGCATCCTGCACTTCCTCGAAATCGGCGGCGGCTTCCGTTCCGTTGCCCTCGCCCGCGTCACGAAGATTGGATGACCATGCCCGCTACCAAGAAGGCCGACCGCGACCGGATGGCCGACGAACTCAACATGATGGATAACCTGCCGAAGAACGACACGGCCACTTTCACCGCGGCGACGGTGTCTCAGAGTGGCTGGGTCGCTCGCGAGGAGCCCGCTCATTCACTCGGCGACAGCGCCGTCCAGGTCTACGCCTGTGAGTTGATGGCCCGCGACATCGGCCGATACATCCGGTTCCCGAAGAGGTTCGGAGGCGACGGGATGTCGGTGAAGATCGTGATCGCCGAGCTGCGTCAGATCAGCATGGACGGTAACGAGATCCACGTGAATGTCGGCGCGGGAGCGGTCGAGGAGTACTCGTTCCGGCACTACGACCTGGTCACCATCTACGGTCGCGACGTGATCCTCGACCAGACCTTCGTCACCGAGGATCGGCTCGTCGACAACCAGAACCACGGCACGCAGTCGGAGGTACCCCGGTGAGCAACTACACCCGTGTCCAGACCGGACACTCGGCGACCAAGCACCTGCTGTTCGGATGGATCGTGTTCTGGATCCCGTCCATCTACTACCTCGTGAGTCCGAACCACTTCTACCACCTCTGACTTGACGAATTGACGTCAACCGCATATCATTAGCACGTCCAACTACCTACCCCTCCAGGAGAACCCCAATGCAGGAGTACATCGTCGAGGTCGAGCAGATCACGACCACCACGTTCAGCATCATGGCGACCGATGAGAACGAGGCCATCGAGCGCCACGCCGACATCGGCGTCGCCATCCACAGCGAGAGCCACACCTCGACCCCTCGGGTCGTGTCGGTCGGCGGACAGAAGGTCGCCGGAGAGTGAGGCAGGGCGCACGCGCGAGCTCGATCTCCATCACCGGCCAGCGCATCCAGAGCAGTCTCCGAGACCCCGACCGCAAGAAGTTCATCGGCCCTGCGCCGCAGAAGAATCCGGTGATGCACTTCGTGGTTCCCGACGTTCCCGAGAGGCAGCGCGACTGGCGCATGGAGATGAAGCCATGCGACTTCGACTGGGACACCTTCATCACCCCTGACGAGGACGAGGAACAGCACGAGAAGAACCGCCGGTCGACGTCCTGGCACATCCGCGAGAAGCAGCGGCAGAAAGACGTCGCGCGGATCTGCACCGAGGAGTGTCCGTTCCTCGACCTATGCTCTCGGGACGCGATGGTGGTTGCGCAGGATCTCGCCAAGCTCCACGGCAAGTACGGGCGGCTGACCGGGGTTTGGGCCGGGGTGAGCTTCACCGGCCGCGAGAACACCGAACAGTACACCGAGAAATTGACCACCCTCCACGACCAGATCATCAACGGAGAGAACATCCCTTGGCCGCCATCGAGCTCGAATCCGACAACCCATCCGTTCTCGAACGCATCGAGTGCCTGCGAGCTGGCGGTGTCTGGGCAGAACTAGCCGACGACGACACCGCCACCACCGGGATCGAGGTCTGGTGGCCCAGTGGCCTGCCGGTCGTCCACCGCAAGCGCAACCAGGAGGCGCTGAAAGGCCTTGGCGGGCTGAAGGTCACCTCCGGCGGCGGCCAGCTCCCGTTGTCGCTGACCAACTGCAAGGCGCTGCGCGAGACTTTCGGCGAGAAGCTGGAGATCTCCGAGGGCCTCAACGAGTGGGCGCTGGAGGAGATCGAGCGGCTCGGCGCGATCGAGAACTTCGCCAGCGCGAGCAGCGACGCCGAACTGTCCGAGCACTTCGCTCGCGAGGTCCCGGCAATCAACCGCGTCGTCCACCCCTACCAGCGGGCGGGGGTCGCTTTCCTTACCCACACCCGCCGGGCACTGCTGGCCGATCACCCCGGCCTCGGCAAGACGCTCCAGACCATCGGCGCGATGGTCGAGAGCCAGACCGTCGGCGACATCCTGGTGGCGGCCCCGTCGATCGCCGTGGCGACCACCTGGCCGGACGAGCTCGCGACGTGGGTCCCCAACGACGAGGTCGTGCCGGTGATGGGGACCGGGCCGAAGCGCAAGAAGATCCTCGAAGGCCTCGGCCCCGCGCCGACCGACCGCCGCCGCTGGGTCATCATCAATCTGGAGATGATGCGCACCGAGTGGGTCAAGCCGCGCCGGGTCCGCCGACCGCACAAGCGCACCGGCCAGATGGGCTGGTTCGAGGAGAAGGGCTGGTGGGACCACAAGTACCCGCAGCTCCACGAGCGGGAGTGGGCGGCATTCGTCATCGACGAAAGCCACCGCTGCCTGATCTGCCACTCGGCCACCCCACAGTCCCAGACGCAGGTCCGCGCCGGTGCCGGGATGATCCCGGTCGCCGAGAACGGCCTGAAGATCGCGCTCTCGGGCACCCCGTTCCGCGGGAAGCCGGAGAACCTCTGGGGCACCCTGAACTGGCTCTACCCGGTCAAGTACCACGCCTACTGGTCGTGGGCGCAGCAGTGGTTCCACGTGCTCGGCGACCCGCGCAACAGCGAGGGCCGTGGCGCGGGCAACGTCGAGATCGCCGGTCTCGACGAGACCAAGGCGAAGCTGTTCTACGAGGACATCGCGCCGATCATGCTGCGCCGGACCAAGCGCGAGGTGCGGCCGGAGCTGCCGGACAAGCTCTACGCCGGAACCCCGCTGCCCAACCCCGACACCGGGTTCGTCGACGAGCACTCGCCGGTCGGGCACTGGCTGGACATGGAGCCCAAGCAGGCCAAGGCCTACCGCGAGATCGCCGAGCAGGCCGAGACCATGCTCGACTCCGGCGTGCTGGTCGCCTCGACGTTCCTCGCCGAGCTCACCCGCCTGAAGCAGTTCGCGATCTGCCACGGCGACATCGAGACGTTCATGAAGGACGGGGAGGAGGCCTACCGCTTCCTGCCGCAGATGCCGTCGAACAAGTTCAACTGGCTGGTCGAGTTCCTCGACGGGCTGGGGATCAACAAGAACATGTCGACCGAGCTCGACGAGGAGGGGGAGGAGCGCAAGGTGGTTGTGGCCTCGCAGTTCACCTCGATCCTCGACATGTACGAGGCTGAGCTGGCGAAGCTAGGGATCGAGTGCCTGAAGGTCACCGGCAAGGTCAGCCAAGCGCAGCGCAAGGCGAACAAGGACCGCTGGCAGCAGCCCGGCGGACCGCGGGTGTTCCTGCTGAACACCGCCGCCGGTGGTGTCTCGCTCACCCTTGACGCCGCCGACGACCTGGTGTTCCTCGACGAGACGTGGATTCCCGACGAGCAGGAGCAGGTCGAGGACCGCATCCACCGCGTGTCGCGGATCCACCAGGTGACCATCCACTACCTGCGGTCGCTCGGCACCGTCGAGGAGAACATCGCGTTCACCACCGGCAGCCGCGAGCGGCTCACGAAGATGCTCATCGACGGGCAGCGCGGGGTCAACTTCGCTCGCTCGCTGCTCACCCCGATCACCCGAGAGAAGAGGAAGGCCGCATGAAGAAGTGCCGCCGCTGCGGGGCCGAGTTCACCCCGACGAAGTATCGCGTAGCGCAGCGGTTCTGCTCGGCGCGCTGCGCCACCAACGAGTCCGCCGAAAAGTGGACCCGCGAGCGAGAGATCCGCAAGAAGATCGGCACCCGGCGCGAGGACGACCTTGGGCTCCCGCCGATCGTCAGCACCCCCACCCGCCGGATGCCAGAGTGTCTCGGCGACCCCGATTGCACCGCGCCGGTCGTCACCGACGGCCTCTGCCGCCGCCACTACGCGAAGGAGAACGCGGATGTCTAACCGCGCCACGCGCCGCGCCGAGAAGCGGTGCAAGCACAAGCGCACGACGGTCAAGGACTGGATGACCCGACCGGCCACCCAGGACGGCGTCCCGGTCGGTGTGGTCCGGCTCGGCCAGACCGTCTGCCTCGACTGCGGCGCAGTCAACCAGACCCCTGTCCGACTGCCCTGATAGCGTCCATCTGCCCCGCGAAAGGAACACCATGACCACCCATCGACCCCACGTCGACCAGAAGATCCAGGAATGGGTCGAGGGTCGCTACGGCCTGCTGTCCGAGATGCTGTCGACCCTGCGCTACCAGGTCGGCGACGGCGGCATGATCCGCGAGTTCGTCGGCTACGTCGTCGAGAACGATGACGACCACATGCTCACCTACCTACCGATCCGCGAGGCGGGGAACCCGAAGGCCTCGAAGATGAACGGCGAGAACCACGTGACGATGCTGGAAATCAGTCGTCGGCACGTGATCAGTCTCGCGAGCGAGATCATGCTCGCCAGCGATGACTGACCTCCCTCTGCTCCGCGGGTCGGAGCGCAAGGATTTCAAGCGGTGCCCGCAGCGTTGGTGGTGGGCTTGGCGCGATGGGCTGGAGTCGAACAAGCGCAAGCTCCCGCTGTGGTTCGGCACCGGCATTCACCTGGCCTTCGAGCACTGGTACATCCCCGGCACCGAGCGGGGACGAGACCTGCGCGAGACCTGGTCGGAGTACTGCGAAGAGGTGCGCGAGCTGATCCGCGTCGAGATGCGCGACAGCGGCATCCCCGGCGAGCCGGAGCAGGTGGTGATGGACGCCGAGGGCGTCGGCCTGGCGATGCTCGACAACTACCTGGTGACCTATGGACACGACGAGCAGTGGGAGATCCTCTCGCCGGAGCGGCCCTTCGGGGTGACCATCCCCCGCTCGACCGGGATCGACCCCGAGCGGCCGAAGGACACCACCCCGGTCGCCAAGTTCCACGGCACCTTCGACATCGTCGCGCGGGACCAGGCCACCGGCAAGATCTGGCTCTGGGACCACAAGACGGCGCGCTCGATCCGCACCAACCACCTCCCGCTCGACGACCAGGCAGGCGGCTACTGGGCGGTGGCAGACAACGTCCTCCGGCGCGACGGCACCATCGGGAAGAACGAGCGGATCTCGGGGATCCTCTACAACTTCCTGATGAAGGCTCCGCCGGACGAGCGACCGGTCAACGAGCAGGGTCTCGCGACGAACAAGCCCAAGAAGAGCCACTTCGTCGAGGCGCTGTTGGAGGTCGAGGCGAAGAAGTACGCCGACGACGGCCTCTCGCAGCTCTGGGTCGACGAGGTCGGCCCGAAGCGGGAGGCCGAGCTCAAGAAGATGGCTCTCGCCGCGTTGGAGGAAGAGGCCGACGAGCTGGACCTAGTGGTGCTCGGGGACGTGTCCAACAAGCAGCCCTCGCCGCGGTTCCACCGGGAACCGGTGTATCGCACCTCGAAGGAGCGCCGCCAGCAGATCCAGCGGATCGCCGACGAGGTCGCGTCGATGAACGCGATGCGCGACGGGCTGCTCCCGCTGTACAAGACCCCGACGTCGGACTGCACCTGGGACTGCGACTTCTACAACCTCTGCCTGGCCGACGAGAACGGCGGGGACGTGGAGATGCTGAAGTCGGTCGCCTACCACGTACGTGACCCCTACGAGGCGCACCGCGAGGAGCGCAAGGGCGACTTCTAGACTCGGCGGGAAAGTTCTGATACAGTTGACGTCAACACAGACAGAGGAGACCATGAGTAACCCTGAAGACGCCTTCGAGCTCCCCGATGACATCGTCGGCATCGAGGACTACACCGAGAGCATCTCGATGCTCGTCTACGGCGACCCCGGCATCGGCAAGACCCGCTTCGCTGGTGCGGCCAAGACCCTCTTTCTCGCCACCGAGAACGGCACGATCTCCGCGCGCAAGGCGGGCGGCCAGTCGAAGGTCTGGGACTGCGTCAACTCGTGGGAGAAGTTCGAGCAGGCCTACGAGTGGCTGGTGGACAACACCGCCAAGGACGGCTTCCCGTTCGACTGGATCTGCGTCGACACCGTCACGCAGCTTCAGCTCAACATCCGCCGGTCGATCGTCGAGGAACGCTTCGAGCTGAAGGGCGGATCGCTCGACAAGGTGCAGCTCGAAGAGTACGGCGAGGACCAGATGCGCCTGATGCGCTTCGTGACCCTGGTCAACGACCTGCCGAACGTGAACAAGCTCTGGACCGCGCACTCGATGCTGGTAGAGAACGAGAAGGGGGAGGAGTTCCGGCTCCCCAACATGCACGGCCAGGGTTACAAGGTCGCGAACTGGGTGGCCGCGCAGATGCACTGTGTCGGCTACATGCACTTCACCAACGTCACCAACGCGAAGACCCAGAAAACCACCAAGGCCCGCGTCATCCAGTGGCACGGGACCGACGACGTGATCGCCAAGGACCGTTTCGACTGCCTCGGCCGCCAGACCGTCAACAAGAATCTGGCGCAGATCACCGAGAAGATCTTGGCGGCAAACGCCGTCGAGGACGACGCGAATCCCTCGCAGAAGTAGGAGAACAACACCCACATGGGCATCAAGCTGAAGCTCAACATCGGTGCCGAGGCCGCCAAGGTCGAGGCTGTCACCGGATTCAAGAACTACACCGGCCCGACCCCGCCGGTGGGGGTCTACGGCGCTGTGATCAAGCAGCTCCAGATCAAGCCGACGAAGGCTGGCGACAAGACGATGCTGGTCGCCGTCGTCGAGTTCGACGCGCCGAAGGGGCACGAGAACGCGAAGTACAACGGCTACGCGATCTTCCATCGCCTCGTGATCCCCGAGAGCATGGAGGACGAGTACGTCGACCTCCAGGTCGGCCAGATCAACCGCTTGCTCGACGCGATCTCCGGCGACGACAAGCTCCGCAGCGTCTTCTGGGGTGGCAGCGCCGTTCTCGACGACAAGGGCGACAAGATCACCAAGCTCGGCAAGTTCTCCCTGGCCGGGAAGGGTTTCAAGGGCATCCCCGTCGTCGTCTCTACCAAGAACGACAGCTATGTCGTGAAGGAGAAGGTCGACGGCAAGATCGAGAAGAAGACCGTCCGCCAGCTCCGCATCAACGACATCTACCCGTCGGACCACGAGGTTCCCGCGTCGGGAGCTGATGACGAGATCATCGAGGACGACGACGTCGATACCGACGACATCATCGTCGAGGACGACGAGGCGGCCGCCGTCGAGCCCGACGACGACTCGGACGACTCGGACGACTCGGACGACTCGGACGACGACGACGACGATGGGGTCGACTACGTCGACGAGGACTCGGACGAGGACGGCTACGTCGCCGAAGACGACGACGACGACGAGCCGGAGCCCGAGCCCGAGCCGGAGCCCAAGAAGACCACGGGCCGGAAGCGCCGCAGCGCCCTCTGACCCAACCACCCGAGCGGGTGGGCCGATTGAGGGGTCGGTCCACCCGCTCTTCTCGTATCCAGGGAGCTTTACCATGCCTACCATTGCCTTTTACGATCTCTTGAACGTCATCGACAAGGTCACCTCGACCACCGGCAACACCCGCTGGGCTGTCCTCGTCGGCTCGCCGATGGAGCCGCTGTACGACTACATGGTGCAGGCGCTCGAAGAGATGCCGCTCAAGCGCAACCTCTCGCACGCCCTCACGATGGACTGGGGCGACGAGTCCGAGCTGGGGCAGAAGGTCCGCCGGTTCGTCGAGGTGGCCTGCGTCATCTCGACCCCGTCACTGCTGCTCGTGAAGCGGGGCTCGGTCGAGGCAACCATCTCCGGCGCGATCCCGCACGAGCGCCTGAAGGCGGCGATCGAGACCCTCTGCGAGGAGAACACCGAGGACCGGCTGGCCGCGGCGATGGCCGAGATGGAGGACCCCAATCGGGTGTGGGTGCTGCCGCCGGACCCCCAAGAGGAGTTCGTCCAGATCGGCGTCTCGCCGAAGGGCCAGCCGATCTTCATGAAGGCCTCTGACGTGCCGGTGCCCGACCCGGTCCCGCCGTCGAGCTGCGCGACCTGCGACGGTGGTGGCTGCCCCGACTGCACCGATTGATCCCCCGGCACCAGCGGTGCCAACCCAACCACGTCCAGTGCTCGGCCGATCACGCCCGGCTCGTGAGCGAATACCGCGAGGAGCGGTACCGCCAGGAGATCGAGCAGGAGAACGCCGGGCACTGGTCGCGTGAGGACCACGACCGGCCCGCGATGATCACGTTCAAGGTCTGGCTGATTGGATCAGCCGGGAGGAACCGGGTTGACTTCTTTGACGTCAACTCGTAAAGTCGGTGGGGAGAGTTCCGCCAATTTTCGAGCAAAATCCTGGAGGGCCACATGGCACAACACGAACGAACCGGCCGAGTCGGAGAGGTGACCGTCCACGTCCTCCGGCACGGAGGGCCCCGCTCCGGCCGCCACCGGAAGCCGGAGATCACGGCGTACACGAATGACCCCGACGCCTTCCTGCGCGAGTCGCAGGCCGCCGCGGCCCGATCGAAGCTGCGGGTGCTGCGCGGATGATAGTCAATCGAGTTCCTACGCTGAAGGCCCGCCCCCGCCGTTGGCGCAAAGGGCGATGCCCGCACACGAAGGTCAGCTACCGCGGCGTCGAGGTGGCCTGCGCGCTCTACGCCGGGCATGAGGATGACGGCCTGTTTCACTGGTGGACGAATCGCGACATGGTCAACATCGTGTGGTCCGACCGATGGACCGACCACGATCGAGACACCGCGTATGCCGACCACCTGAAGACAACCGAGGAGTTCAAGCGGAAGTCGGAGATGGGGTTTCGCCGATGAAGTGGGTCTCGCTCCACACACACAGCTCGTTCTCCCACGGCGACGGGTACCGCAAGCCCGCCGAGCACGTCGCTCGCGTGGCCGAGCTCGGCATGGACGCGCTGGCGCTCACCGAGCACCGCAACGTCAGCTCGCACGTGCAGCTCGAAATCGCCGCCAAGGAGGCCGGGATCAAGCCGATCTTCGGCTGCGAGTTCGACATCGCCCCGGCCGACGAGCCCCGCCGACGGCACTTCCACCAGACGGTGCTGGCGATGAACGAAGTCGGCTACCGCAACCTCAACCGGCTGGTCACCCTCGCCTGGGAGCAGACCAAGTACGTCCCTCGCCTGCACCTGAACCAGATCCTCGACCCCGAGCTCACCGAAGGCCTCATCGTCACCAGTGGGTGCGCGGACTCGTGGATCTCCTGCACGCTGTTGGGCGGCAAGAGCCTCGGCGACCGGCGCGAAGACTGGACCGACGAAAGCGTCGACGAGACCCGCGCGCTGATCGCGAAGTTCCAGAAGTGCTACGGCGACCGGTTCTACCTCGAAGCGCAGATGTTCCCCGAGCTCGATCGCGCGGTCCTGCTCAACCAGTTCTTCGCCGACGTGTCGGCCGCCGAGGGCATCCCGCTGGTGGCGACCGCCGACGTCCACTACCCGCACCCCGACCAGAACGTCGTCCAACGAATGCTGCACGCGGCGCACCGCGGAGGCACCGTGGCGACGCAGGACGCCGACTGGGAGTACGACGTCCGGCTGACCTACCCCGAGTCCGACGAGGAGTGCCTGCGCAAGCTGGCCGACTGCCTGCTCAGCGACGCGGAGGGGGACGCCGCCGTCCGCGGTGCGCGCGAGATCGCCGATCGCTGCAACGTCGAGCTGCCGAAGTCGGAGCGGGTCATCTACATCGAGCGGGGCCCGCAGATGTCGGCGGCCGACCGGCTGAAGAAGTGGATCAACGAGGGGATCGAGTTCCGCGCCGAGACCAACCCTGGCTTCGCGCAGCGGTGGGACATCGACACCGACGCCTACTTGGAGCGGATCCACTACGAGTTCTCCATCATCGAGCCGAAGGGGTTCTGCGACTACTTCCTGGTCACCGCCGACCTGGTGCGGTGGGCCAAGGACGTCGCGAAGATGGGTGTCGGCCCCGGCCGCGGCTCGGCCGCCGGATCGCTGCTCTGCTACCTCCTGCGGATCACCGAGATCGACCCGATGCAGTTCCCGCTCATGCAGTTCGAGCGGTTCATCGACCCGTCGCGGCCGGACGACCCCGACATTGACATCGACTTCGAGGACCCGAAGGCCGTCTTTGCCTACGCGCAGGGCAAGTACGGGGCCGATAAGACCGCGCACATCGCCAACTACATGCGCTACCGCGGCCGCACTGCGGTCCAGGACACTGCTCGCGCGCACGAGCTCGCCGACTTCAGCGAGGTCTACGAGCTGAAGGAGCTCATCGTCGACCGCGACGACGGCGACCCCCGCGAGAACTACTCGGTCGCTGATGCGATCGGCACCTTCGAGCGGGCCCGCCAGATCGTCGAGAAGTATCCCGACCTGAAGATGGCGATGGCGATCGAGGGCGACTACCGCGGCATGGGCATCCACGCCGCGGGGCTGGTCATCTCGACCCAGCCGATCGCCGACACCTGCGCGGTCTACACCGTAGCCAAGGACGGCGTCACCCGCCGCGGGATCTCCTACGACAAGCGCGACGCCGAGTACCTCGGAATGCTGAAGCTCGACATCCTCGGGCTGAAGACGATGAGGCTCATCCACGACTGCCTCGACTGGATCGGCATGACCTTCGAGGAGCTCTACGCGCTCCCGCTCGACGACGTCGAGGTGCTCGAAAGCGTGTTCGGTACCGGCGACCTGACCGGCATCTTCCAGTTCGACGGTCGGACCACCCGCGGGATCGTGAACAAGCTCGCCGGACAGACCGACTTCGAGTTCCGCCATCTCGCCGACATCAACGCCCTCTCGCGTCCTGGCGCGCTCATCTCCGGCCAGACCTCGCACTACGAGGCCGTCGAGCTCGGCCAGGAGGAGCCTCGCGACTGGGGCTACCCCGCGGTCAACGCGGTGTTGCAGTCGACCAACGGTTGCCTGGTCTACCAGGAGCAGGTGATGGGCATGGGTCGCGTGGCCGGAATGCCCGGCGACCGGGTCAGCCAGCTCCGGCGCATCATCGGAAAGAAGAAGCAGGGCGGGGCCTTCGAGGCGTTCTGGGAGGAGTTCCGCGACGGCATGAAGAGCGAGATCGGGATGCCCGAGGACGATGCTCGGGAGCTCTGGGACTACATGGCCGCCTCGTCGAGCTACCTGTTCAACATCGCGCACGCGGTCTGCTACGCCGTCGTCGGGTACTGGCTGGCATGGCTGAAGCACTACCACCCGAAGTACTTCTACGCTGCGGCGCTGCGCGGGGCCGACAAGGACCAGCAGCTCTCGTTGCTGAAGGACGCCGCCGCGCACGGGTTCTCGATCCTCGCGCCGGACCTTGCCATGTCCGGCCTGACCTGGGAGCCGGTCACCAGCGGCCCCTCCATCCGAGCGGGGTTCACCCAGATCGACGGCGTCGCCGAGAAGGTCGGACAGAAGATGGTCGAGTGGCGCGATCGCGAGATCGGACCTCCGCCGGAGAAGGGCGTCAATTTCAAGGCGCTCCTTCACGACTGGGACGACATGCGTTACGTGGCCCCGAAGAAGGGTCGCAAGACCAAACCGGACGAGCCGTCCCGCGGGGTGCCGGGCCTCGGCGCGAAGACCGTCGAACGGATCAAGGCGCTGACCGCCTCGGCCGACCCGTTCGGCATCAACAAGGCCGCGCGCGCCGTGCAGACCATCGAACAGGCGATCGAGAACGGGGAGATCGGACTGCTCGGCGGCAACACCCCGTCGAGCCTGCTCCTCGAATGCGTCGACGAGAAGGTGGTGTTCATCGGCCTGATCCGCGAGGTCAAGGTCAAGGACCACTTCGAGGGCTTGCGTAAGCGCACCGGCGAGTCGATCGAGGCGCTGAAGGCCAAGACCGAGCGGCCGGAGCTGTCGACGAAGGCCACCGTCATCGCCGAGGACGCCGAGGGGATCGAGGTTCACCTCTACGTCAGCCGGTGGATGTACCCCGCTCTGGCCGACGAGCTCGCGGCCGTCGACGGCAACACCGCCGTCCATGTCGTCGGCATCTCGCGCGACGGCCACGGCCCCAGCATCCAGGCAGAGACCGTCGAGATCATCGAATTGGAGGAACCATGACCGACCCCGTTGTTCGCGTGACGTACTGGCTCAACAACCCGACCGGCGGTCGCACCCTGGTCGCCACCTACACCCACGTCTCTGAGGGGTGGCGCGTCCCCGCCATCGGCGAGTGCCTCGTCTCCCGCGGGCGGAAGTACCGCGTGACCGGGGTGACTTGGGATCTCGACGGCCCGGCCACCTCTCAGGAGGTCTTCGTCACCGCCAAGGAGGTCGATCTGTGATCCCCGAGTCCACCCCGAAGGACTGGCTCGACCGACAGGACATGGCCGCGGAGATCCCGCGGCCAGTCGAGGAGCTGGTCGCCGGGCTCTCCGAGGTCGACATCAGGATCCTCCTCGGCCGCGGGCTGCGGGTCATCGCCTTCGACCCCGGCGGCACCACGGGCTGGTCGGTCATGCGTCTCGACCCCGCGAAGCTGCTCGACAAGACGGCGAGCTGGCGCGACGTCATCACTCACTGGTGGCATGGGGAGATCGACTGCGGAGCGATGTCCGGCTCGGTCAACGACGCCGCGATCACCCAGCTCGGCGACGAGATCGACCTCGGTGGCTCCCTGTCCGGCGAGCACGCCGGGGCCTACATGATGGATCAGCTCGTGGATCGGGCCGGAGGCCGGTTCCGCACCGCGCTGGTGATCGAGGACTTCATTCTGCGGACGCAGACCCAGAAGCGCGACGCGCTCTCACCAGTCCGGCTCACCGCGGCCTTCGAGCAGATGGTCTGGGAGCGTCCTGGATACCCCACCCCGAAGCGGCAGCAACCGAGTGAGGCGAAGTCCTCGATCACCGACGAGCGGCTCAAACAGTGGGGTTTCTGGGCCTCGGGGAGCCGACATGCACGCGACGCCGACCGGCACGCGATCCTGTTCCTGCGCAAGGTGCGCCAGGCCCGCTCCGACGTCTACCGGGCGTGGCCGATCCTGAAGGCCGCTGTGGAGCGAGGTCTGATAGAGTTGTAGACAACCCGAACAAAGAGAGATGAGAGAGCAATGGATACCCCAGACATCGACACCCTCGTGAGTGTTGACCAGGCGGCCACGCTGCTCGGCGTGCCTTCATGGGTGCTCCGACGCTGCCTCCGCAACGGAATGAAGACCCTTCCGATGAGTCGCACCGCCGGGTCGCACATGCGCATACCCGTGAGCGCACTGCTCGACCACGCCGAGGACATCGTCGAGGAGATTCGTCAGTGGCGCATGGACACCGCGCGCCGGGCGGACTCCCGCAACCTGCCGCGCAAGGGCACCCCCGAGGGGATCACCGCGCTGCGCAAGCAGATGAAGGAGACGATGGACGCGAACACCGCGGCCACCCTGCTCGGCGTCTCCCGTCCGACCCTGCGCCGGTGGGAGCGAGAAGGCAAGATCATCGGGTTCCGGCCACTCGGGCCCAAGCAGGTCCGGTACAGCCGCGAGTCCATCGAGGCGCTCGTGGAAGCGGGGTCGATGTGAGGAAGCTCGACCCCGCGGCCACGGCCGACCGGCTGACGGCCTGTATCGAGTCGGTCCTCAACGACTACGAGCAGGGCAAGCTACGCACCGGGAGCGACACCCATCCGATCAAGAGGCTCGACGACGAATGGGACCCCGAGACGGGCATCAGCAACGAGAACATGATGCGGATGGTCGCCGAGCGGATGCACGCGCAAGGCATCCTCATCTACTTCGACCCCGAGACCGCGCGTCAGAACATCATGAACGCGGCCCGAGCGGTGAAGCCCCCGCAGTGATCCCACTCAGCCTGATCTCCCCCGCTCAGCGGGCGGTGGATCGCCACGAGGCGCTCTGCTGCCAGGAGCGATTCGTGGGGTCCTGGCTCTGGGATGCCGAGCTCGACGGGGGAGGGAAGAAGAACGCGAAGGGCGAGAGCGCCGTCGCCCGACGAAACCGGCACGAAGGTGCCAAACAGGTCTGCCGCGCCTGCTCGCAACGCGAGGTCTGCCTCGCCGCGGCGCTAACCGACCCGCTCGCCGAAGGCATCTACGGCGGCGAGCTCATCATGAATCGAACGCAGGAGGCCCCGCCAGATGGACTTCGACAAGACTCTGGAGAGTCTCGATTTCCAGCCTGACGTAGTCTGCACCTGCAAACGAATGCTCTGGATCCACCCCCATAAGCCTCCATTCGATCACCCCGCCGAGCATCACCCCGACGGCTGCCAGAACCAGTCCGTACGTGCGTACCAGATGCGACTGTGCCCCTGCTGGTCCGATCCTCGGCAGTTCGCCCTACTCGGCAAGGACTGGTCCGAATACAACTACGTCGCAGGCCTTCTCACGATCGCCGCGACACTCTGTGACGACCACATCCAATACTTTCGCGAGTATCTGAAGTACCCTCTGTTGTGCCCCGGTTGCGGAGTCCACTTCGACTCCGTTGACGAGATTCTTCTCAACGAACAAGTCCTCTAGGAGACACCCCTTGTCCGACATCTACGGCGATCATGCTTCGATCTACCTCCAGCGCGGATGGAACAGCCCACTCCCGCTTCCGGTAGGGATGAAGTATCCGCCGCCGGACGACACCACCGGGAACAAGCCCTACCCCGACGTCAACCGGGTCTACACCTGGTGCGAAGAGATGCCCACCGGGTCGAACCTGGGCCTGCGGATGCCGCAGTTCACCGTCGACGGGATGCTCTACGAGCTCCTCGGTATCGACGTGGACGACTACGACGAGAAGCACGGCGGCGAGACGCTCACCGACCTGATCGAGCAGCTCGGTCCGCTGCCCCGCACCTTCCGGTCGACCTCCCGCGACCCCGAAAACCCCTCGGGCATCCGGTTCTTCCGCGTCACCGCCAACGCGAAGTGGCGCGGCAAGCCCGGCCCCGACATCGAGATCATCCAGCGCACCCACCGCTATGCCGTCGCGTGGCCCTCGGAGACAGACGGACGTGCGTACCAGTGGTACGACGCGAACGACCAGCCCCTCGACGAGCCTCCGCACGTCGCCGAGTTCCCCGACCTCCCCGAGGAGTGGGTCGACCACCTGTTCAAGGGGGAGGCCGGAGAGGCTCGGAAGATCGAGGAGATCGACGACGTCGAAGAGGCCTTCGGCTGGCTCCAGGCCGAGATCCCCGGTTACGACAACGATCCCTCGGGCCAGATGAACCGCGTCACCGAGCCGGAGAAGCTGCGCGAGGAGATGTCGACCGGCGCACACGACATGATGCTCGGCCGTCTGCACGAGGTTGTCCAGCTCGCCGCCGAGGGGCACCACGGCCTGAAGATCGCGATCAACCGTGTCCGGCAGGCGTTCCTGGCCGAAGTCCTCGGCGGGGCGGAGGCCGAAGAGGCCCGGCGCGACATCTCAGCGGCCAAGGCGGAGTGGCGACGCGCACTGTGCGGCGAGGTCTCGAAGCTGCGCGACGACATTGCCAACGACCTGATCCGCATCTCCCCCGTCGGCGGGTACACCGCCGAGGACGGCAACATCGACCTCGACCTGTTCCGCGAGAAGATGCTGCGGCAGTGGGTGGAGCGCCGGAACACGATCGTCGACGCCGAGGAGTACGACGACAACGACTCCGGCCGCGCTCGCATGTTCCTCGACGCGCTCGGCGACTCCATCCGGCCGATCCGCTCCGGCACCGACGACTGGGCCTGGTGGGATGAAAGCATCGGACGCCTGGTCAAGCTCTCCAAGTCCGAGACCTACGGTCTGCTCTGGAACCAGTCGGTCGTCGCCTCTCTTCAGGCCACCGCCAACCGGCTGTTCCGCCAGGCCGAGATCCTCGAAGAGCAGGGCAGCGCCGAGGCCGAGGACACCGAGAAGCTCGCCAAGGCCTACTCCAAGAGGGCGATCACCGCGGGCAACCGCACGATCATCGAGCACTCAATGTCGATGGCGCACGTGCTCTCCGGCAACGCGATCGACCCGGCTGAGTTCGACACCAACCCGACCACCTGGGGCGTCGGGAACGGCGTGCTCGACCTCACCGCGGCCGCGAAGAACGGCGGGGTCGACGTCGACTACGACTCCCTCTGCCGCAAGGGCCGTCCCGAGGATCTGATCCTTCAGCACACCCCGATCCCCTACGAGCCCAACTTCACTCACCCGAAGTGGGAGAGCTACCTCAACACCTTCCTCCCCGACGCCGACTACCGGCGGTACGTGCGCAAGGTGTTCGGCTACGCCTTCCTCGGCGGAAACCCGCAGCGCCGCATCATCTTCATCCAGGGCGGCACCTCGACCGGTAAGACGACGATTCTCGAATCGGTGCAGGCGTGCCTGGGCGACTACGGGGCCGTGATCGACATGAACGGGCTGTTCCGCCAGAAGCGGGACTCGGGGCCGATGCCCGAGATGCTGTCTGCCCTTCCCCGCCGGGTGGTGTTCGCCTCCGAGATCGGCCAGCGAAACCGCCTGCACGCCGACGTGATCAAGCGGCTCACCGGTGGCGACTCGGTCATCGCTCGCGCGCTCTACTCGAACGTCATGGTGCAGCGCACCCCGATGTTCACCCCGATCGTCGCGACGAACTCCATGCCGACGATCGAGGACGGCGACGCGGCGTTGTGGCGGCGTCTTCTGGTGCTCCCCTTCGACCGGCAGGTCCCGCCGAGCACGGTGGAAACCGAGCCGATCAAGAACAACCCCGAGGCGCTGAAGGCGGTCCTCTCCTGGCTTGTCGATGGCTTGCTCGACTACCTAATGGAGGGGCTCGACGTCAATACGCCCGTGTCGGTCAAGAAGCGCCAGAAGTCGTTCATCGCGGGCACCTCGACGTTCCAGATGTTCCTCGACGAAATGGTCGAGGAGGACGAGAGCGGCCGCGTCCAGACCCTCGTGCTCTTCGAGCTCTACCGGCAGTGGGCCGCTCGCGAGGAGATCCGTGAGGTGCTGAGCAAGCGGGATTTCTTCGGCCGGATGCGGGACAACGGATACGAGGGCAAGAAGGCCTCTGTCCGCCGGGACGGCAAGGTCACCTCGACCCTGATCTACAAGGGCATCAGGGTCGCGAAGGACTAGGGTGTCAGCCCCGCCTCCGCTGCACGCTTGCGCTCGCGCCACTGGGTGAACGTCAGGTGCATCGGGGGCGGGAACTCGAACCCCACCTGCGCCGCGTAGATGTTGGTCTCGCGGTGCCATCCTGCGTCGTAGGTCAGGTATTCCGAGTAGTCGTCGACGTCCTCGCGGAGTTCGTCGACCTCCTTCTCGATGTGGCCGACCTTCTCACTCACCCGCTCGCTGATGATGCGATCGAGGTTGGCTGCGGTGATCACCTTCGAGGTGGCGGAGCTGTTCTCGGAGCGACGCTGCCACCAGCGGCCTGCGGCTCCCAGGAACCCTGGGAGCTTCGCGGCGGCCTTTGAGAACAGTGCCGGGGACCCGAAGAGGATGAAGACGAGAAGGGTCAGCCAGAAGTTGTCCGAGTTAGGGAGTGGGACTTCCATCGGGAACCTTTGCGTCTGGGAGTTCGTCGTCATCGACCACAACAAGCCGTGGCTTGTTGTTCACGACGTATCCGATTGCCGCCAGCCAATATGTGAGCCCGAAGACCAGGAACATGACCGGGGTACGGAAACCGTCACCTCCCCGGTCCCACACTGCGCTCGCAAACCCCACGGCCAGCGCGAGATAAGTTGCCCCAGCGAAGTAGAGCCCCAGAATCGACACCCGCCGCCAGCGGCCAGCGAAGCCCACAAGGATCATTATTCCCGAGACCAGACAGAACAACCCCCAGACAGGAAGGGGGAAGGCCTTTTCGACCTCCGAGAGGGTGGTGGTGTTCTTGAGGTCTGCTCCGGTCAGGTAGTCGACGCCGCGCGAGACCGGCTCGAATGCCCACAGCGCGAGGATCGCTGCTCGGAGGGGGAACGGGATCGTCGGCGTCCAGTCCCCCATCCGAGGCAGGCGAGATCTGAGGAAGTTGATCATCTGATCAGTATCGCTCGGCGACCTTCGAGGCCGCATCCTCAACCCGCTCGACACCTCGCGGCGTGATGCCGTTCGGGGTCTTCAGCAGGCCGAGCAGAGTGAGCACGCCGAGGGCCGAGCCGATCGCGGTGCCGATCTCGCCGGGGATCTCGACCCCGTTCGCGACCAGCGTCCAGATCAGCAGGGAAAGCAGGCCCGCCGCCGCGGTCACCGTGTTGGCGAACCGCCGGTACCAGGGCTGCGCTTCGAGCTGTGACCGCAGCTCCTCGACAACCGCCTCCGTCGGGACCGGCGGCGGCAGGTTGGGGATGTTCGGGTTGGTCACTTCAGCTCCTTCGTGCTCGGCGCGGGCTCCAGAACCTTCTCGACGTCGATGCCGTTCTTCTCGGCGATCGCCTTCACGAGGAGGAAGGTCTGGCGCGCGTTCTTGTGGGTGGCGATGATGAATCGCACCGGCGAACCGTACTGGCCGCCATCGAGATTGGGGTCCTCGACCTCACCCTTATACCCGTCGAAGACGAGTTCATTCCACAGGTCCATGAGCATCGCGCGCACGTAGGCGAGCTTCTGCCCCTTCGCCGCGAACGAGGGGTTCCCGTCCACGTTGTAGAACTCGGTGTGCCGCTGCGGCCGCGGTCCGATGACGCCCTTCTTGGCGTCACTGACGTGCGCCTGGCCCATCTGAATTGCCGCGCCGACCACGGCGGTCTTGTCTGCGTCGTTCATGCTGTCGATCCCTCCCGGTAGAAGTTCCTCGCCGAGTGCGAGGCAGTTGTTCCAACGTGACTGGCGGTTGGGCCACCCCCAGGGGTAGGCCCCGTCGATCCATCCATTCACGCATCGGCTGACCGCGAGAATGTCTCCCGCGTCGGCCCACTCGTTGATGGTCTTCCCGCGGCGAGAAGTCGTCGACCAGTACATCGCCGCGGAGACGAAGGCCCACCGCGGGGTGGCGACGAGGTCGGGGTTCTTCACAAAGTGCTCGGGGTCGTCTACGAGCCCCCTTGCCTTGCACCACTTCCCGAGTTCCCGGTAGTTGTTCCGGCCGGTGGTCTGGATGGCCCCGCGGCCGCGGAAGCGGTAACCGTCCCCGGCGACGGTGTTTCCGAGGTCTAGTCGCCCCTCGTAGCCGCGTTGCTGCGCGGTAGGCCCCCAGATCTCGACGAAGTTGGCGAACCCTCCGGTCTCCTCGCCGAGGGTGGCGAACCACGCCGCAGCGCGCCGGACGGTGGTGATCCCGGCGATCTCCATCGCGGACACGACCGGGGCGACGAAGGGTTCCATCTGCCCGGCGGTCTTGGTCGTCGGCGACAGTGCGCGCCGGAGAATCTCGCCGTCCATCATGCCCCCTTGTGTGGCTCGCCGACCTGACGAGCGGCGGCCAGGATAAGCGCGAGCTCGGCGTCGGTGAAGGAGCCGAACAAGTCGTCGACCGGCTCGGCGTTGGCGGCCCACGAGTAGCCCTTGCCCTCGATCATCGAGAGCGCCTGCGCGGTGGTCACCCAGTAGAAGTAGTCAGGGAAGCCGCTGTCGGCGATGGCGACCTGGTCCAGTCGCGCGTTGTAGGCGACGATCGACCAGTAGTGGTAGACCCAGCCCCCGCTGTAGGCGGCGCGCTCACCCCGCTGCGGCCGTGGGTAATTCGACGGCGGCACCATGATGTTGCCCGCGACGCCGTAGCCGCTGTCGATCGAGTGCCGGACATGACGCCGGAACGCTTCGAGGTCACCCTTCCCTGGGACCTGGACGGTGCGATAAATGTCACCGAGGCGCTCGTTCAGCTCGCGCGTCAGGTACAGGATCGTGTCAGTCCCGTTGACGGTCGTGCCGAGCTGATCAGCCATGTACTTCTCGGTCACATGGATGCCGCGAATCGACAGTAGAACCTGCATCGTCGCAGGTCCGCACCAGTAGTAGGTCTCCTGGGGAATGATGACGTGGTCGAACTTCAGAATGACGTCGCCGTCGGCCATGCTCACCCCTCTCCGGTCCCCCGACGGTATCACCGAGGGCCGGAGTGGCACGAAAGTCCCTATCCCGAGTACTTGATCTTCGGGGTGATGTCGACCGGGGCAGATCCGCTGGCCCCGACCGAGATCGAGGCGTCAAGGGCATATCCGCGGCGGAACGTCGACCCGTTCCAGATGCCGAAGTGGCTCACCGTCGTGTTGGCGGGAATGGTAAATGGTACGGCCGAACCAGTCACGACGGCATCACTGCCGACGATCGCCGCCGATCCCCACGTGGTGTTGCCCGAGCTGGAGCCGATCTGGTTGGCTCCGGTGGTGCCGGGGTCGCCACTGTGGGCGGTGATCTTTGCTCCCGTCGACGCGATGTAGTTCGCGATGTCCTGCTTGTCTGCGTTGGTTGCTGCCATGAGCTCTATTCTCCTATTGCCTGATCCTGATCCACGCCTCACCGCGGGAGCCAGGACCGCCGCGCTGATAGCTGGTGAAGATGCCACCCCATCCGCCGGGGCCACCCGCGCCGGGCGCAGTCGCGGTGTTGGCGGGCTGTGAACCACCGATGCTCGCGGAGCCTCCTCCAGGGGCTCCGATACCCCCGACGAAAGTCTCCCCGTAGGCGGTGAAGTTGCCGGGGCTCTTGCCGTCTCGCCCCGAGGCGTTGCTGCCACGACCCGCTGCGCCGCCAGGGCAGGGGAGCTCGTTGATGCCGACTCCGATAAGGGTTCGGGCCCCCGCGGTACCGCTGCTGGACCCGCTTTGGCCGCCAGTCCCTCCGGCCCCGACGTCGATGACGACAACGCCCGACCCGCCGGTGTACCAAGTCGCCGCGAGCCAGGTCCCTGCGCCACCGCCTTCGCCGGGGATGTTCGCGCCGCCGTTACCGGCACCGCCGCCGCCGCCGCCGCCGATCCCGACGACGTCGACGTACCGAGACCACGAGGGGACGGTGTAGTTGTAGATCCCGACGGCGGTGTAGTGCACCACGACCGGGTCCATGACGCCGTAGGCGGCCGCCGCGCTGAAGCTGGCTGTGGCCGTGGCCGATCCCGCCAGGTGCGCGAACGCCTCCGCCGCCGACGAGTACTGACCGAACGCAGTGCCCCCGAGGCTGACGTGCAGGCCGCCGGTGAACACCGCGGCGGCAGGGTAGGTGCCCTTGGGGGAGAATGCCCCTCGCGCGGTGAAGGTCCCGAGCGTGTTCACCCAGCCGGTGAGGTAGGCCTTGACCAGCGCGTCGAGCTCCTCTCCCTCCCCGCTGCCGAGGCTGCTGCTCGGCGCAAGGCCGACGAGGTGGGCGACGATCGCCGCGGTCGAGTAGGCCTGCGCGGTGTGCTGGCCGGTGAGGATCGCCTTGATCCCGGCGCGGAACTCCGCTGAGCTCTCCATGAGCGCGAGGAGCTGCTTCTTGACGAACCACCCCTGGACCGGGTCGATTGCGGGGGCGTTGACGCCGTCGAGGGACCACCCGAGGCCTGGGTTCACATCGGGGATCGGCTCCGGCGTCGGAGTCCACACGGGCTACTCCTCGATGTCGTAGAGGTGGAAGTTGTCGATCTCGCCGCCGTTGTTGACCAGCGCGCGACGAATGCCGATCGCGCCGAACCGGCGGCCAGGTCCCTCTGCGACGATGCTGCCGCTGTCCGGCCAGTTCACCAGCTCCACCCACCGGGTGCCGTTCCAGAACTCGCCGTAGAACGTGCTGATCCCGGTCACCTCGTCGATGTCACGGCGCAGGCGGTAGGTCCCAGAGCTCAGGGTCCAGGCGTGCGTTGCGCGAACCGTTCCACCGGTCATGATCTCGGCCTTGTTGCCGTAGATCGCGAGCACGCAGTTGTTTTCGAGGGTCGTCACCGTCTCGTTGGTCTGCGCCAGCGCCAGTGCGACGAAGGCGGAGTTCTTCAGATCGAAGAGGTCGGCCTGAACCGCCACCACGTCGCCCTTGGTCTGGGAGCCGAAGACGGCGATCTTCAGGCCTGCGTCGAAGGTCCCGGCGTCGCCGTAGACGACTCGCCCGTTGGCGATCGCGAGCTGCGAGTCGTGCTGAGTGTTGCGAATCCAGTTCTGCCACGAGCTGTTATCGAACGAGACGAAGTAGTGACGTGGGATTTCGAGCTGGCCGAGGTCGGACCCGAACTCGACGTAGGGCGTGTTCGTGTCGTTGTAGCTCTCCATCAGGGCGTTGCTGATCTCGGTGAAATCGCCGACGGTGGTTGGGTTTCGGGAGCCGCCGATCGCGCCGGGTGCCACCCCAGGGATCGGGGCGACCGGGAAGTTCTTGGACGCGATGGTGATCGAGCCTCCCGAAGCGATGAACTCGAAGGCGTACATCTCCCCGGCGTTGACCGCGATCCCATCCTCGGAGATCTTCATCGTCACGCGGTTGAGCGCGGGTCCGATCAGCGCACCGAACCCCGGTGACGGGGACGTGTAGATGCGAACCCACTTCGCGTCGTCCTTGTTGAACTGGTAGATGTTCAGGTTGAGCTGCTGCGTCGACGACCGGGAGGCGAGGATCGCCACCGTGTTCATGACCTGGTCGACCTGGCAGCGCACCTTCGCGATCCGCGAGATGGTGTTGGTGAGGGTCTGCGTCGAAAGAACCTGCGTGCTGGAGTATCCCAACTCGGCCCACGGGAACGACACCTCCGCGGTGGGGTCCAGGCCGGACCACAGCGGGCGGTTGGTCGCGATGTTGTAGATCGTCGACTGCGCCAAAGTCCGGCTGGTGATAGCGACCGAGTTCGCCGACTCCGCGGTGGTCGCCAGGCGGCCCATGTCCTCCTCGACGTCGCCGAGGATGCCACCGATGACCGGCACCTTGCGGAGCGCCGAGAGGATGGTGTCGATGATGTTCTGGACGAAGGTCTGGAGGTTGTTCACGCCGGTACGCAGCGCCTCGGACAGCGTCGGGAGCAGGCCGGAGCCGACGACCCCGCCGGACAGGATCGTCTTGAGCTGGATGACCCATTCCTGGATGTCGGCGATGGTCGCTCCGACCCGGCCGGTGACCCGGTCGAAGAAATCGCCGATCTGGCTGACCACGGCCACGATGCCTGCGCCGAGATCCCCCAGCGCGTCGACCAACCCGCTGATGAAGCGTTGAGGGAGGCTGCCGTACTTCGAGAGCTTGATGTCGTCCCACCAGATCGTGCCGGTGGTGACGGTTGCGCCGACCTCGACCTGCACGCGAATCCCGGTGGAGCCCTCGGGCATCTCGTAGGTCCCCGAGAACTGCGTCCACCCGTTGCTCGACGGCGGGTCGCTCTGACCCACCAGCGGGGTCTCGACGAGGACCGCGTCCCCGTTGTAGGCCACCGCCGACACCCGCAGCGCGTTGGCCCCGCCGGTCAGGCCGGACCACTTCACCCATCCGGCGAGCTGGAACTTCTGTCCCGGCGTGGCCTCGACGAGGTTGGACAGCAGCACCTTTCGGGTGCCGTCACCGTAGGTGCGTGCCGAACCGGGGGTGGTGCGCCCTTCGGCGGCGTCCCACGTCCAGACGTCCTCGCCGTCGAGGGAGTCAGCCCCGTCGAAACCGCCGTTCTCCAGCAGGTTCGGGTAGCTCTCCCCGATGTGCGAGAACGGGATCAGCGGCAGCCGCGAGGGGTTGATCAGGCCCGTCGCGAGCTTGCGGATGGACCCAATGATGTTCTGGATCGCGTTGAGCGCCAGGTCACTACCGACGTAGTTGCCCGCGATCGCGTCCTTCAGGTGCTCGAAGTTCGCCAGCGCGTCCTGCCAGTTCGGGATGTCGAGCCCGAACAGGTCGAAGATCTTCGCGACGATCTCGCTGACCGACGCCGGGTCCCAGATGTCGGCCTTCAGCGCGAGCTGTTCGCCAGCGCGGAGCAGCTCCTCCGGCGTCCGCCGGTTGAGCTCGATAGCGTCGGTCACCGGCTACCCCTCGGAGCCAGGGATCGGGTCGCAGTAGACGACCATCGACGCGCGGTCCTTGCGCGTCTGCACACCGAACGTCGCCAACGTGTCGATTCGACTGATGACGAGGTAGATGGTGCCGGGTTCGCCCTTCGGCACCGAGCACGCCGTCGACTCGGGGCTGATCGGGGAGCTCTCGAAGGTTGGCGACAGGTCGCGCGGGTAGTAGTTGTCGATGATCGCGGTGACCGTGTTGCCGGGTCCACGGCCGATGACTGGCCCAGTCGGCGAGCCGAGGCGCGCTTCGAGGTCCACGCGCGCCTGCACGCCGGTGAGCCGGACGTCGCACTGCGCGAACACCCGCGGGTGCCAGGCGAATCCTTGCGGCTCCACGGTGATCTGCGCGACGACCTTGTAGGTCTGCGGCCACGCGCTGTCGTTGATCGCATTGAAATCGTTGGACCCCAAGCCATACGGGCCGACAGGGCCCGAGGCGAAGGTGGTCGGGATCCACTTCTGGGTCGGCGCGTCGAAGACCAGCACGTCGCCGTCGTCGGGCCCGCCGTCGGGCATGAGCACGTCGGCGGCCGACGCGAGCGCATCGCCGGGGTCGCCCTTCTGGCCGACGCCGACCGCACCCTGGTTGCCGCGAGGGAGGGTGAAGTTCAGGATCTTGTTGGTCGAGGTCGAGCCGGGGTCGATCGAGACCGACGCGGCCCCGCCGGACGGCGAGGTGGTGACCGTGCCGATCTGGAAGCCGACCGAGGGCCCGATCTCGCCGCGCATACCGACGACGTCGTGGACGACCTTCCACTGGGTGCCGGACCAGAACCACGCGGTGTTGGTGGTGTCGTTGATGACGACGTACCCGCGGTCGCCTTCGGCCAGTCCGGTCGGAAGCTGCGAGGGAATGTCGGCGTCGTCGTCCTCTTCGAGCACGAGATCCGGCGCGAGCTTCGGGCCCGGCTCGCCGTCCTGGCCGGGCACACCCTGCCGTCCCCGCGGGAGTTGCAGCTCGCCTTGGCCGTTGGTCACCTCGATGAACGCGCGACGCTCGGACTCGTAGTCCATCGCGTCGCCGTCCCAACGCAGCACGAGCTGCGCGATGGCCTCGCGGACGGTGTTGGGTGTGGTCATGTGAAGTGCTCTCCCTCGGTCGCAGTCAGTCTATCGGTGGCTATCCGCTATCCGACAAAGTCCAGAAGTCGAAGGCCTGCTTGACCCCCTGGATCCGCTTGATCGCCAGCTCCATCGGGTCCTTCATGCCGCCGTTGTCGCCGACCTGGATCTGGAGCTTGGTTCGCTTGGCCCGGTTGAGCGTGACGGTGATCCGGCGAACGTAGTCGACGTGGATCTCGCCGTCGTCCTCCCAGCCGATCGGGTCGCCGATGCCGAAGTGGACGAACGGGATGAACGGCTTCCCGTCGTTGATCGTCACCGAGAACGTGCGGTGCGGCCGAGTCTCGTAGAGCACCTTGCGAAGCGCCTGCACCGATTCGTAGGTGTAGGCCGTGGTCCCGCTGCCAGGGTAGGCCTCCGGCAGGCAGAAGAGGCCGAACTTCGCGCGGCGGCGCTCGTCGGTCTGGCTCTGGAAGGCCAGGGCGATGTCGGAGAGTTCCCCGCTGATCAGGTCAGACAGGAACGAGACCCCCGCCATCGCGAGGACTCCCGAGATCGCCGCGTTGGCGATCATCTCGATGCCCTTGTTCAGCCACTCCGGCGACTGGCCGCCGACGATCGCGGTATGTGCCTGCGGCGAGTTGATGACGACTTCGGACTCTTCGATGTCGTCGTCGATGTCGTCCTCGCGGATGACCACCCACGGGTCCTTCGGGTCGGTACCGAAGAACTTCGACAGCGAGTACATCTCGCTGCTCTCGGTGAACGCGCCGACGATGTTGGTCAGGAACGGGTCGATCGTGTCGATGACCGTGTTGAACAGGCCGTCGAGCACGGTGCCGGTCCGGCCGACCACGCCCCGCTTGTCCTTGACCTGGAAGTAGATGCAGGGCTTTTCGAGCGTGATCTTGCTCGACGGCTGCGGGTCGCGGCCGGGGACGAAGGCCTTCGCCTCCAGCACGCAGTGCTCGTCGTAGAGCACGTCCTTGAACAGCTCGTCGAGCGGTGTCATGCGCGCGAGGAGCGAGTTCCAGCGGGTCGTGTCGTAGAGGATATTGCCGGGGATGACCACGCACGGCTGTGCCCAGTCCTTCACCTTCATCGACCACCAGTTCTCCCCAGGGTTGTTGAAAAACCCGATGGGGAACCGGTACAGGCCGGGGCCGAAAGCCTGGAGCCGGAAGATCACCTCGAACAGGTAGCTCTCGATCATGCTCTTCGTCGGCATGAGCTTGACGTTCTTCTTCGGCCACTGGATTCCCAGCGGCGCAAAGTTGTTCGGCCAGCAGAACATCGCTTCGAGCCACACGTAGTCGCTCACCAGCTCGGCGATGATGGTGCGCTTCTTGCCCTTGCGGACCTTGCGGCACTTGTCCACCCGGCCGGTCCACCACTCGCCGTTGATCTTCGCGTGGACGAAGACGTTCTCGTTGTCGCAGTTGGCGAAGATCGGGGCCCACTTCGAGTTGGGAGGGACCTCGATATGTCCGGTGCCGGTCTCGTTCTCGGTGAACTCGACCTCGGTCTCGATGTAGTCGTTGCAGTAGCCTTCGAGCGCCATCGGGTCGTCGCCGATCCACCGGCGGATCTCGATCTCGGACTCGGTGCGGAACGACGAAACGATCCCGCGGTCGTCCATCGGGATCGGGGGAGCGTCAGTCATCAACGGGGGCATCGGCTCACCAGAACGTCATGTAGAGAGGCTGGACGATCATCTTCACCTTCTGCTGGTCGAGGCCACCCTCGCATCGGAACTTCCAGATCTCCTGGGAGTCGGGGTTGAGCCACAGCTTCGGCCGCTGGCCGTTCATCTGTGCCCAGAGGTTCTTCTCCTCCTTGGACCCGTTGCGCACCTTCGTGATCGTCTCCACGCGCGGGTCGGGGTTGAGCCAGATACCCTCGCCGGTCTTCAGCTTCGGCAGAGGGATCGTGTCGTCCTCGACGAGCGGGCCGAGGTTCTCCTCGCCCCGCCAGTTCGGGTTGCGCGTGCCGCGGGGGATGTGCCAGGTGCCGGGGCCGGGCAGGTAGATGCGCGGATACGTCCGCGGTGCGTTACCGAGGTTGCGCACCCGAACTTCGGTGATGCCGTTGCCGGTTGGCATCTTCGTCTCGAAGGTCTCGGTATAGCCCTTGTAGTAGGGGTTCGGCGACACCCACGTCCACGGGTAGTCGATGATGCGCTTCAGCAGCGCCGGGTCCTTGTCGAGCGACCCGTTCGGCGTCTCTCCCAGGAGCACGTCGAGGAACCGGACCCCGCTGTAGCTGTTGATGAAGAACAGCCGCGAGTACCGGTCGTGGAAGTTGTTGCGCTGCCAGTCGTCGTAGCGGGCGCGGACCTCGCGCGGCGTCCGGCCGAGGATGTTGACCGCACCCTTGACCGTGCGGATGTCGATGTTCGAGCCCACGAGGTCCGCGCCGTTCTGGCGGGCCTCCTGGAGCCAGATGAGCTCGGTCGGCGGCCGGTCCAGTCCCACAAGGCCGTTCGAGAGCTCGACCCCCTGCTTGCCTCGGCCGCGCATCCCCGAGAGCCAGAACCGGCCGCCGTTGGGGCCCCGAAAGATGATCCAGGTCTTGTCCCCGTGGCTGAGTCCCCCGCTCACACTCAGTACCTCCGTCGGCCGGTCTTCGACCGGCGGATCTGCCGGTTCTGTGCGTCTTCCATCGTCGACATGAGCTGCTCTTCACTCACTCCGGTGTTAACGGTACCGATGAGAGGCCCGCCGATCGCCGACAGTGCGCTCTCCAGCATTCCCGGTGCGGCTTCGGGGAGGTACTGCGCGAAGTCGCTGGCGGTCTTGGTGGCCCACTGTCCGGTCGCCTGCCCGACGTTGGCGATGAGCTGCGTCGGGTCACCGGCGAGCGCGGCACCCCAGGCCGGGGCGGCCTTGGCGATACCGTTGGCGAGCTCGGTGACGGCCGGGGCCTTCTCCTGGAGCTTCTTCGCCTGCGGCCCACCAATTCCCAGCGGCGTGTTCTCGGCGAACTTCATCGCGAACTTGCCCGCGGTGGTCTCGAATGGGTTGCTGAACATCGGCTTGTCAGCAGCCGCGTTCCCGCCCTTGTCAGCCGCGGTGACGTTGTTGTCCGGCTTGTAGCTGCCGTCCTGACCGATCGCGGCACCCTGGAGGTTCTGGCCGTAGGCCGAACCGGTGGTGTCGCCGGGCTTGACGTCGTCGGCGGTCGTCGGCCAGTCCTTCGACGTGACGTTGACCGGGTCGCCCTTGGCCCCGCTCGGGCCGCGCTTGATCCCGGCGCGCAGAGCGGCCTCGTCCTCGCGGCCGAGGTTCTGGCCCGCGCCGGAGCCCCACGGGGACCCACCCTCGGCGTTGAAAATCTTCGCCGCGATCTCGGCCTGCTGCTCCGGCGTCGCCTCACCGGCGGTCGGCGCAAACTTGGTGCCGCCGTAGCTGGCCCAGGTGCCCTTGGCGATCTGGAAGAGGCCCGAGGCCTCGTTGCCGCCGCTGTTGGCGTCCGAGACTCCCTGGACCACGTCGGCGCGGCCGCCGGACTCCCGCTGGATCAGCTTGTTCCACTCGGGGTCCTTGGCCGACCAGGTGCCGTCGGCGTTCTGGACGAGCTCGATGGTGCCGCCGTCGGGCACCTCGCCCTCGCCGAGCTCCTCCGGCGTCGGTGCCTCGATGTCCTTCGACTCGGGGACCGGCAGCTCGCCGGGGCTGGTCGACTTTCCGCCGACGCCAGCGATGTTGACGTCCTGCGTCTCCGGCGTCGAGGTCTGCGGCCCGGTGTCGCTCGGCAGGGTCGGCTTGATCCCGAGCCCGCGCAGGCCCTCGACGAGGCCGCGCAGCAGCATGGTCTCGAAGGGGTCGAGCATGTACTCGTCCTTGCCGGTGTTGTTCTGCACCACGGTGGTGCCCGGCCGGACGACACCGCCGGTGTCGAACAGGATCTTCTTGCCGAGGCTCACGGCCCCGCCGACCAGGTTGCCACCGGCCGACTTCACCTTGTCGACGGCACCCCCGAGCATGTTCTTCCACCCCTTCATCGAGGTGAGCTCGGAGACCTTGTCGAGGAGCTTCTCCTTGGCAGGCTCCACGATCCCGTCGTACATGTGCTTCGGGGTCGCCTTGATCTGCGGCGGCGGCGCGAAGGCGTCGCTGTTCACCAGCTTCTTCACCGGGGCGAGCGCAGTGTTGAACGCCTTCTCGGCCCAGGCCGTGATGCCCTTGCGCACAGCGGCATCGGTGACCCCGCCGAACGCGATGTTGTCGGGCATCACGTTGGGGTTGATCGGCCCCTTCTGGTTCTCCGAGTAGAAGATGTGCGGGTGGTCCATGTGGTTCTGCGTCGGCGACCCGCGGTCCTCCATCTGAGAGGTCCGACCATCCGGCGGGTAGTGCATCATCTGCTTCCAGATGGTCCAGTTCACTGGGTAGTTCTTGTGGTTCGCCATCGAGAACTCGGTGACCTCGTCGCCGGTCTTTCCGCCGAGCTCGGACACCATGACGTCGAGCGCGCGCCCCGACGAGTGCTCGTTGTAGCCGTCCGGCGGACGGTAGCCGCCGATGGACGTCACGGTGTTGGGCCACGTGGCCTTGATGATGCGCGCCATGAGCTGCGCGATCGGCTGGAGACCACCCTCACCCGGCAACGGGGCCAGGCGATCACCGGCGCTGATCTCGCCACCCTTGGCGTAGCGCGGCAGCGCACCGTCACCCTTCGCCGCGGCGATCCCCGCGGGGGTCCAGGTGAACGGCTGGCCGCGGTCGACCATGTCGCGCATCCGGTACATGGCCTTCTGACCACCGGCGCGCTCGACGTTGGTGACATCCCACATGTGCTCGCCGGGCATGGCGAGAACGCGGACCGAGTCCTTCCCCCGCTCGGCGTCCTTCGTGAGCGGGACCTCGCCACCGGTCGCCATCGCGATCTGCGGGACGTCCTTCCAGTCCGGCAGGTGTCCGCCGAGGAAGTTGTCGACCGCCGACCAGGCCTTGCCGATGCCGCCGTTGACGACGTGGTTGATGACCCAGTTGATCGGCTTCGAGGCGATCTCGCCGAGCTTGCCCCAGGCCTTGCCGATTCCATCGACCACCGCGGAGAAGAAGTCGCCGACCTTCGAGATGCCGGTCTTGATCCCCTCGAAGGCGGGCTGGATCACGTTCTCCCAGGCCCACTTCGAGGCGGCAGCGATGCCATCCCATGCGGGCTTGATCGCCTCCTCCCACAACCAGTGGAAGAGGTCGCCGAGCCAGCCGATCACCCGGCCGAGGGCCGAGAAGATCGGGTCGAGGACGTTGCGGAAGATCGCGCCGATCAGCGAGCCGATCCACGAGAACACCTCGGTCACAACGGCCGAGAGCAGCTTCAGCACCGGGATCAGGATCGGCACGACGAACGCGATCATGTCGGCGAGGATCTGGATCACTCGCATGACGACCGGCAGGATGCCTTCGAGCGCGCGCACCAGCGGCGGCACGACCGACAGCGCGAGGTTGACCAGGATCGGGACCAGCGGCAGGAGCGACTGGATCAGGCCACCCCACAGCTCGACGAGCTGCGGCAGGAACGGCAGGAGGCTCTCGATCGCGAGCACGAGCGCGTCCGCGATCGCCGAGGCCACCTGGCCGAGGACGTCCATGATGGGCGGCAGGATCGGCATCAGCGCGTCGACGAGCTGCTGGATCACCGGGGTGAGCGCGTCGACGATCTTCGTCAGTGCCGGTGCGAGAGCGGAGATCAGCAGTCCGACGAACTGCGCCACGAGCGGCAGGATCGGCGCGAGGCCGGTGATGATGTGGCCGAGCAGCTCGGCCAGCGGTGCGACCGCCGGAGCCAACGCGGTGAGAGTCTGCGCGATGACCGGGCCGAGAACCTCGAAGACCTTGCCGAGCTCGAATCCGATGGAGCCGATGGCTCCGCCGACCACCTGCATGACCGGCTGGATCGCGTGAAGCCCGCTGGAGAGGCCCTCGAACATTGCGACCAGGCCAGGGCCGAGGCCGATGACGAGGTCGGTCAGGGCCGGGCCGAGCGCGGTGAGCAGCGTCGAGGCGACGATCTGGATGATCGGGGCGAGCGTCTGCACCGCCACCTTCACGCCCTCGAAGAACGTCTTCAGGCCCTCCTGGCCCTCGGCCGAGGCGAGGAACTCACGCAGCTCCGCGGTGGCGGTCTCGATGGTGTTGAGGAAGCCTGCGCCGGTCTCGGCACCCGCGGAGAAGATCGAGCCGAGGATGTGCCCGACGTTGGACAGGATGCGACCGAGCTGCTTCGCCATCTCGATCGAGTTGTTGAAGAACTCCTCCATCGAGCCGTCGGCGCGCGTGCGGTCGGTGAACTCCTTGAACGACGAGGCCATGTTGGAGATCGCCGTGCCGAGACGCGGCATGAAAGACGAGCCGACGGTCGCGAGGTTCATGAAGGCGACCGAGAACGGGGCGAAGCTCTGGCCGATCCCGGCCCACATCTGGCGCGAGTTCTCCAGGGTGGTCGTGAAGTCAGCCGCCGCCATGTCGGTCGAGAACGCTGCCAGGGCCCCGCGGACGCCGGAGTTGATCTCGGTCGCGATCCCCGCCAGGCCGGTCTTCAGCACCGGGAGCTGGACGTTTGCCAGCTTGGTGACCGAGTCACCCATGTGATCGAACAGCGCGTCCTGGATGAACTTTCGGGTCTCGGTCCAGGCCGGGCCGAGCGCGTGGACCTGCCGGACGAACTGCTGCGCCTTCGGCGAGAGCTTGTCCATCGCCTGCTGGAGCTGGTCGACCCCCGCGGCGGCGGACTTCGAGGCCTGTGCCAGTCCGTCGAGCGCAGCGGCCATCGCGTCCTGCGCGTCGGCGAGCGAGTTGTAGGCGTCGGTGACGCCGTCCTTCGCGGAGATGACCTCCTTGTCGCCCTCGACACCCTTGCGGTTCGCCTCGGCGACATCGGTTGCGAGGTCGTCGTTCTGCTTGCGGAGCTGGTCGTACTGGAGCTTCGACTTCTCCAGGTTGATCTGCGCGCCTTCGATCTCCAGCGAGTCGCCGGAGGCATAGGCCTCCTGGAGCGAACGCTGCGCCTCCTTGATCGCGAGGGCGGCCTCCCGCTCGTTGAGCGGGGCCATCTTCATCTCGTCGTTCATGTCGCGCAGGCGGCGGACCGCTTCCTTGCGCGCATCATTCAGATCTTCGAGAGCGCGAGTCACCCCGCGGTGCGCGGTCTGGAGCCCCCGGTCGGCCCCGGCCAATGCTCGCTGCGCGGCGGCCTGCTGGCTGGCGCTGCTGGCGACGTCGGCTCCGGCGCTCTTGGACTCCTTCGACAGCGCGGAGAACGCGCCCCCGATCCCCGCTGCGCCGATGGCGATCGCGGCCAGACCGGCACCGGCGGCCGTGGCGGCGGCCGGGAGAAGGCCCAGCGCACCGGCGGCCTGGCTGGCGGCACCGATGAGCGCGGTGAGGCCACCGACGGCAGCCTTGGTGACGATGGGGGCCATGACCACCGCGGAACCGATGGCGGCGTTGCGCACCGGTCGGCGGCCGAGGGGTCCGTTTCCGCCGCGGCCTCCGCCGGACCCGCCGCCGGGCATTCCCCGATCGCGTCCGTTCCGCGAGTTGATGTTCGCGGTGATCCGCGTAGCCTCGACCCTCGCCTTCAGGATCTCCAGCGCACGCCGCAGGCTAGCGTCGTCGATGTCGGAATGGATGCTGATCTTCAGCGGGCCCATCGCGGTGAGCTGCATCTGCGCTGCGGCATGGGCGCGAGCGATCGACCCCGCGTCGAGCTTCCCGATGATGTCGGCCTTGACCCGCAGCTTCTTGGTCGCGTCGAGCTTGGCCTGCGCCTTCTGGCTGAAACCCGTAGCGTCCGGCCGCAACTCGACGCCGACCTTCAGGGTGGTGACGCTCTTCAGCATCCCCTTCGCCTGGGTGGTGAAGCCCGACATGTTCGGCTTCAGGTCCACCTTGACGTTGAGCGGCTCCTTCTTCAGCTCGGCGCGAGCCTTGAGGTGAAACCCGGCGGCGTTGGGAATGAGCCGTACAGCGCCTTCTCCGACCAGGAAGGTCTTCGCCACGGTGTCTCACTCCTCTTGGATATAGGAAAGGGCACCAGGGGTTTCCGTTCCCTGGTGCCCTTCCGGTAGGCCTGCTGAAATCCTATCTCAGTCCGGCTGCTTCATGCCAAACCTCGCGCCGAGGTCCATCATGTCGTCCCGCTCGTCCTGGAGCTCCAGCATCTCCAGTGCCGAGAAGGGCCGCGGGAGCTTCTGCTGCTGCGGAGGCTTCCCGCCGTTGACGGCGACAGTCGTGCGCGAGATCTCGTTGAGGGCTTCGAGCATCGAGTACATGATCGCGATGATCGGGGTGAAGCCCTCTTGCGAACGGGTTTCCGGCTTCCAACCCTCGGAGTTGTCGTCCTCGATCTCCTCGTCGGTCTCCCCCGCGGCCTTGCGCTGCGCGTGCAGTTGCTCGGCGAGGTCGGGGTCCAGTGCCAGCTTGGCCTTGAACCGCGAGTGGGGAGGGAGAGCGTTCATGTACTCGTAGAACTCGAACCAGGAACGCTCTCCCGAGAAGTACTCGATGACATCCAGCCCCGACCAGTAGTCGCGAAAGTCAAGAAGAAGATCGCGGCCGTACTGGTCGAAGAGCTGGATCAGGCCTCTTTTCCCCCAGGGACCTCATGACTGTCGTCGTTCCAGGTCTCCCACATGTCGGTGATGAAGAGCTGGACGACGGCGATGTCCTTGCCGCGGAAGAGGTCGATCAGTCGCGGGTACTCCGAGCCCGACAGGATACGGAGCTGCTCCATGATCCCGGTGGCGGCCTCGTACTCCATCGACGTGACGGCGTCGGGGTACTTGATGACGATGTCGTCATCACCCTCGACCTTCAGCACGTAGGGGGACCGGTTGCGGCCCTTGATCCGTCGCGCTGCCCGCTTTTCGAGATCCTCGAACGAAACGCTTGCCATGTGTGTCTATCTCCCCGGTCGGTGGTCGGTCAGGAAACGCCGACGTCCTTGCCGCTGGCGTCGGTCCCGCTCTTCACGGTCTGACCGGACGGCTTCCCCGTCTTCGTCGAGGATACCTCCTTGACGTCATCGGGAGCCGAATCCTTCTCGGCCTTCAGGGCCTTTAGGCCTTCGGCCAGCTTCGGGTACTTCTTGTCGTTGCCCTCGACGCGGAGCAGCGCCTCGGCGGAGTCGACCGGCACGTAGCCGTCGTTGAACCGGAACGTGGTGAGGTCGACTGCGGTCGTCGCGGTGACGGTTGCGCCGGTCTTCGGGTGGACGAGCTGAACGGGCTCGAAAGCCATTGGATTCTCCTCTGGTGGAAGGGTTCTCCCCGGTGGAGACCAGTCCGGCCCACTACCGGGGAGGAAGAGTGGGCCGGACTGGGTCTGCTACGGCGTCGGGGCCGGTGCCAGGGTGAAGCCCATCTTGGTGAGCTGCGACTTCCAGCCCGCGCCACCGAACATGTGCCGGACGGCGTAACCGAGCTCGTCGTCGACCTTGGCGACGATGGTCATGCCGTGGACGAGGGCGTCCTCGGAGTTCCAGTTCTGGTCGGACTTCGCGGTGACCGATGCACGCGGCATCAGCTTGCCGATGAAGACCTCCTTGGTCCCGCTGCCGTCCTTCGACAGGAAGATCATGCGGCGGTAGGTGGTCGTCGGCTCGATCGACTGGTTGAACGCGATCTCGCCGGTCTCGAACTCGCCGAGGACACCGTCGAGGTCGACGTTGTAGAACATCTCCAGGACGGTCTTGTTGGTCTCCTGGCAGGTGAACTGCGCGGAGGTCACGTCCTTGGTGATGTCGGAGCGGGTCGGCTCCAGGGCACCCCACGACTCGACGTCGCTGGTCTCGGTGTCGGCCGAGAAGACCACGCCGTCGGACTTCGAGACCCAACCGAGCTGGTCGAAGTCGCTGAGATCGGCGAGCTCGATCGCTCCGCCGGTCAGTACGGTGAGCTTGAAATCGGCGTCGATCTCGGTGTCTTCAGGTGCGACGCCGATGATGCCCGCCAGGGGCTTGCGGATGAGTTCTCCCTGGCGCTTTGCCAGAGCGGCGAACGAAGGCATCTTGCCTGTCTCCTTCTGTTAGGTCCCGAGCTCAGTCGGGGTAGGTGGGTCGGTATCCAACTCGGAACTGCCGTGTCACGCAACGATCGTCGAAGTTGTTCTGACGAACTTCCTCGTCTCCCGTCGCGTCTTCCAGCAGGTCGATCTGGACGCCGTCGATGACGGCTCCACTGCACCCGAGGAGAAGGATCGTCCCCTTGTGTGCCGTGTCGTTCGCCACCGGCCTCGACTTACCCCAGAACAGTACCTCTACGTTCGGGTAGTAGCTAAAGTCGTCGGGGTCGTACTCCCCACCCCGCCGGTGGATCTCGATGAAGGGTCCTTCGACCTCCTCACCGGTGTCCTCGTCGATGCTGTCCTGGTCGTAGTCGGAGACCACGAAATTGCCGATGTGGCTGTCCTTCTCGACCAGTGGCCGGAGCACCTTCGCGAGCAGCTTCTCGATGTCGGGGTAGACAGCGCCTTCGGGGAAGTCGCTGTTGAACCCGTCGTACAGCTCCGCCGCCTCCGCGACGAGCTCGCCCAGTTCTGGCTGCGTCCAAGTCAATTCGAGATCCTCCCCCTGGCCGAGATCTTGCGGCCGCCGGACGTATGCCGCAGTCCCGCCTTCAGCGTCTTCACTGCTTCCTTCATGTTGCGCTGGTCGTAGGCGACCACGCGCATCTCCATGCGGTCCTTGCGGCGGCCGCCGGGCACCCGCTTGACCACCTTGACCATGTCGGCCGACGCCGGGGTCTTGCCGTCGCGGGGGTGCTTGTTGCGGAAGTACCAGGCGATCTGGACGGCCTCGTAGCGCAGCGCGCGGTCCAGCGGCTTCGAGCGCCGGAGGAGCTGGCCGAACCCGCGGGTGTTCTGCCGGTACCCGCCGCGCATCTTGTCGTCAGCCATCGGATCGAGAGCCGATGCGCCGGAGGAACTTCAGGTTGACCTCGTTCCCGAGGTCGAAGCTGGAGAGGGGGTTCATGTCCCAGAGAAGGCCTTCGAGGCTGCCGTCGAGCGCGAACGCGACGGCCTGGCCCGTCGGGAAGGTCACGCGGAACTCGTCGGTCTCCCGCAGGCGCGCGATGTCCTCGCTCGACAGCCACATCGTGTAGCCGGATTCGATTCTCTCGCGGAAGGAGTCGTTGGTCGCGATGGTCGTGGTGCGCGGCACCAAGGCCACGCATTCGAGGACGAAGGCCTTCGCCAGGTTGCTCTTCGGCTTGTCGCCCCACGAGTCCTGTTCGGCCTCTCGCCAGACCTCGATGTCGACCGAGCCCGCGAGGGTGTTGACGCCGATCACGGCCACCTCGTGCAGGGGATCGGGGACCGGATCGGTCCGGTCAGCAGCTCCCCGAAGGTGTCGTCGATCGACTCCTGGAGGAGCTCCAGATCGGCCGGAGAGAAGTCAATTCGGCCGGTGGACCAGTAGTCCTCGCGGGTCACCGAGAAGACACCGGCGCTCTCCGAAGAGAACCCACCGAAGTTGCGGAGCTTGACCTCGGCCGCCTGCACGATCATGTCTCGTGCGTAACCGACGACGTCGGGGATCTCGTTGGTTTCCGACTCCGGCAGGGCCGGGTCGTAGGAGCTCTCCGCGAGCACCTTGTCGATGGTCGCCTGGAGCTTCGGCACCTTCAGGCGCAGACGACGAGAGGCCCGCCGCAGGAACTCTTCCACCTTCGGCTTCAGAGATTGGGGGATGGGCTTCTCGTATCCGCGCTGGACGTCGTCAAACGTTGCCAGTACTGCCATTACGATCGCCTCCCTTTTCCTGTTGCGGACCTCTCGCTGTCTAGCTAGTCGTCGAGCACTCCGGCATCGGCACAAGCGGCCCTGATGTCGTCGCGGCTCATCTCGTCGGTGACCGGAACGCCGCTCTCGTCGGCGAACCGAGCCCAGGCCTCGCGAGAAGCGTTGCCCTTGGGCTGCTCCGGCTCGTCGTCCTCGTCCTCCGCGGCCCGGTCGACGAGCTGGGTGTCACCCTGCTCGCTCGCCGCGGGCTCCTTGCCGACCGCTTCGCCGGTGTCGGCGTAGTCGAGGTCGGCCTGCGGGTCCTGATCCTTCGGAAGCGGGAGATCGACCGGGTCGCGGTCGGGCTCCTGCTCCACGAACAGGTGATCCTTTCCCTCGGTGAGCTTCACAGCCCAGTCGGGGAGGGTGTCATCCGGTCCGAAGGACGTCAGGGACAGCGCGCCGGGCTCACGCAGGAACACGTGGGTCTTCAGCTTGCGCGCCGCCATGTCAGAGAACCTTCAGCGCGGCCGAGTAGTTCGGGTTGACCAGGACCGGCATGGCGATCGCGTGGGCCGAGACCCACATGCGAGCCGGGACGTCGTCGTTGTCGTGGACGGCGGCGACGATACCGGCACCATCCTCGGCGGACAGGCCCCACTCGGGCTTGTCGGCCTCGATGGTCTTGCCCCAGAAGGTCGATCCGAGCTCGGACGAACCCGCCACCGAAGCGTCACCCGCGCCGGGAAGAGCGATCAGGGTGTCCCGCGGGAGCAGATCCTTGATCGTCACCGACTCGTCGAGGTTGCGCACCTTGATGCGGCCGCCGACCTTGGTGAAGCCCGGCAGGTTGCGCTCGCCGAAGAGAGCGTCGATCGCCGACGGGGGTGCCACTGCACCGTCCGGCACGTCGGTCGGCTTGCGTCCGAACGCGAGCGCGGTGACCAGCGGGTGCCGGTAGAAGGCGTTCTTGACCTCCTTCGGCGCGAGGAAGGTTCCGATCTCGAAACCGTTCTCGTCGTAGTACTCCTCGTTCAGATCCTCCAGGACGCCGAACGGATCGACGTCGGGATCGCTGAAGAGGTCGGTCGCCGTCGCGGTGAAGTCGGCGCGGCGGCCGAAGTCGACCTCGAAGTTCTGGCGGTTGCCGACGAACTTCAGCTTGCCGGTGGACAGAGCCTCCGCGCGCTTCAGGTTGATCTGGAGCGCAACGGCCTTCGCGATGCGCTTGGAGGTGCGCTCGATGTAGGCGGTGAGCCCACTCTCGGCACCGTTGCGCAGGCGAATGCGATCCTCCTCCAGGAGAGGGATCTTCTGGCCGAGCGGGTGGATACGACCGCGCATGTTGCCAAGCGCCTCGTCGTTCGCCAGCGGCAGCTCGGCGTCGAACGCGCGGTACATGGCCGCCTCGACCAGGCCACCCTGACCGGTCTCGGCGTTGTACTCGATGTCGTCGATGGTCTCCGACGGCAGGTATGGCGCAAGCGTGTTCGGACCGTTGATGTCCATGTCGGCCAGCGCCACGCGAACCTGCGAAGTCAACTCCGCGGGATCGACGAAATCGCGATTGATGGGCATTTACCCTCTCCTGTCTTCTGGTCTCTGTCGAGCCCGAGGTCTACCGGTAGATGAAGTGCTTCGACACCGACGCGGTGACGTCGCCATCGACGTCGACGGTGTCCGCCGGGGTGAAGGCCACCGGGAGACGGCCGACGAGGATCTGGCCCCGCTCGATGATCGCTCCGGTGATCGGCGTGTTCGCCACGCCCGACACGGGATCGACGAGCTGCACCGAGTCGACGAGGAACGCGACGTGGTGCTGACGGCCGTCGGTCGCAGCGGGGTCGTAGAGGCCGTACTGGCCCTGCGTCGCACCGGCTGCGGTGACCTTGCCGAGCGGAGTGCCGCTGCGGAGCCAGTTGTCGAGCTTGTGGTTGCCCGCGGCGGAGAGGCTGGTCGCGTGCAGCGTTGCGCTGCCTGCGTATTCCAGCCCGTCGGCCGAGGCCAGCCAGGTGTTGTCGCGGACGTTCTTGTTGGTGCTCCGCGTGGGGGTCAATCCGGCCATCGAGCCTTCTCCTTCTCTCAGTCCTGCTTCAGGTATCGACCAAAGCCGTTGTTCTGCGCCACCCGCGCGACCCCAGAAGTACGGGGAGGCCGTGAGGTCGCCGCCTTGGTAATCGGAGTCAGAACCCGCTTGATCTTCTCCCGATCGACAGTGCCATCATCGGTGACGAACTGGGCCTTGTCCAAAGTCGCGATGATGTCGACGAAATCCTTCTTGTCCAGCGACCCACCGGCGAAGACGCTGTCGATCGTGGAGTCGATGATTTCGTCGTGCAGCTTGGCGATTCGAGTCTCGTAGAGGTCGGTCAGCTCGACCTCCTTGGCCGACACCGCCTCCGAGACCTTGGTCGCCACCTCGGCGGCGCGCTGGCGCTCGTCCTCGGGGAGATCCTTGTTCTTCAGCTCTTCGAGCTCGGCGCGCAGAGTGGCGAGGTCGTCCTTGTGCTTCTGCGCCTCGGTGGCGAGGGCCTTGTACTCGGGAGATCCCTTGACGTCGACCGGCGTCGGCTCGCCGTTGCCGTCATCGTCGTCGTCACCGTTGCCGTCACCGTTGCCGTTGCCGTCGCCGTGACCATTGGGGTCGCGGCGCGGGATCGCTCGGGCCGCGCGCACCGGCCGACCGGTGAACGGCAGGTCCCCGTCGAGCGGCATGGCGGCCGCGATCACGCGGCTCTTGTTGAACGACTTCATCATTGCTGTTGACCTCCCCGGTCGGTTGACGATTCCCGCGGGCCGAACTGGATGTCCACGGGCTTTCGCTTCTTGCTCCTCGGCACAGACCGGAGGACCGGCCCGAGCTCTGGGTGGTTGAACACGGTGTACTTCGTGTTCGACAGATCCGTGCGGTGGGTGCTGAAACCCGCCTCGCCGTACAGAGTATCGAGGTCTTCCTCGTTGATCTGGTTCCCTACATCGCGACCCTTGACGATCTCGATCGGTTCGCAGTTGCAGAGGTTGTGGATCGGTAGCAGATCCTTCTTCTTGTAGATCCGCGTCGAGGCCGCCACGCAGAGCCCGCAGGACTGGCCGGACTGCGACAGCTCGGGGTGCAACACCCGCCGGTAGCCGGTGATTACCCCCTTCGGTGCCGCGTTGATCGCATTGCGGAACGCGGATCGGTTCGCCATCGAGAGGTCGTCGTTGACCATCCGCTCCAGGCGGATCTCCATCTCCTGCTGTGCGACCTGTTCGAGTAGCCGCTGCTTCTCGGCATCGCTCAGGGCTGCTTCACGGCGAAGCTCGGCCTCGACGCGAGCGGCGTCCTCGGCGGCTGCGTCAGCCGCGCTGGCACCCGAAGGGAGTTCTCCTGCCGCAGCGGCACCGTCGCGATCTTCGCGGGTGTCGTTGACGGCTCGGTCAGAGGGGGCAGGGCGAGGCTTGGGGTCGGACTCTCCAGCCCGTTCCGAACCGCCGCCTCCCGCTGCTTTGCTCGAATCCTTCGCGCGGTCTGACGATCCCGACGAGCCTGCACTCTTTGCCGGTGTCCGCTTCGTACCTTCGATTTCGGCATTGCTCTCCCCTCGACGGCCCTCGGCGACGACGGCCCCGCCGATCGCCTGGAACCGCTCTTCCTCGGCCTGCGCGATGGTGCCGCGGATCGAGTCCGGCCCGGCGGCGACGCGACGTCGGTAGTCTGCGGCGACGCGCTTGTAGGCCACTTCGAGATCGGTGGTCCGGCCGTCTGTGGGAGGCTGGTACCGGGTGGACAGGGTATACCCCTGTACCGACAGGCGCGATGACACCGCGGCCCAAGCGACCTGGCCGACCTGGTCGATCCCCGCGGTGACGAGCTGCGCCGCCTCCTTGGCGAAGCGCGTCACGGCCTCCTCGTTGTAGGGATTGATCAGGCGCAGCAAGGGAACCAGCGCGAGAGTGGTGTTCGTGGCGACCTGCTCGCGCGCCGACGCGGCCGCCAGCGTGATCGCGGCGACCTGCGCGACGGTCCACTGCTCCTGCTCCTCGGCCGTCATCTCCTCCGGCGGGACGGCCGGGACGTCGAGGAGGCTCGGTCGTGGCGCGAGGGAGCCGGGCGTGGTCACTGGCCGGACCTACCCGCCGTCGCGCCGGTGGCCCGGCTGGTGGCCCCGTTGCTCGACGTCAGCGCGGCCGCCGACGCGGCGCGCTGCTGAAGCGGCGTCTGCGCCGCCGGATTCGCGCCGGTGGTCTGGCCGGGCTCGGTGACTCGGATCGCGTTCTTCAGCGTCTCCGAGATCATCTCCAGCTCGGCGACCTCGATGTCCTCCGGCGCGTAGTTGAGCACCTCGCGCATGATCGTGCGCAGCGACAACCCGAGGCTCTTCGCCTGCGACGCAGCGGAGTAGCGGTCGGTGATCGAGACGTTGTCGCTCGGCATCCAGATGACCGCGAGCTTCGACATGTCTGCGCGCTCGGTGTCGCCGTTGATCGTGAACATCAGGTGCATGAACCGGACCCAACGGGAACGGAACCGCGCCTTGCGATCTCGGATCTTCAGCAGGTAGGAGTCGTTCTGGAGCTCGGAGCCGGTCGCCGACTGGTTCGCCGCGTCCGAGCTGAAGTAGTTCATCGGCGTGCGGGTCACCGACGCGAGGTCGCGGACGTCGTCCTTCACCGCGGACAGGATGTCCTGGATCGAGGTCTGGCCGGACTCCCAGATCTCGGCGTCGGCAGGCAGCAGCCACAGCGCGTTCGGGTCCGCCGGGAACATCTCGTTGTAGTCGATGACGTTGCCCTTCGCGTCGTGCTTCGCGAAGGTGCCCTTGATGCCGCGCTGCTTGAACGCCTGCATCGTCGCGATGACGACGCGCTGGAGCAGCATGTGGTTGATCCGGTCTAGTACGTCCGTATCGTTCTCGAACTCGCCGCACTCGTCGCGGTTCTCGAAGGCGACGAGGGGGATGATTTCCAGGCCGGTCTCGACGGTCTTCCACCAGGCCCACGATCGGGTCATTGCGGTGGTGATGGGGACCTCTCGGGTGAAGATCCCGCCGCGCACATTGGCACGGTTGTCCCGATCTCGGACCGCAATGTGGACCGAGACCTTGCCGGTCGCCTGGCCGTAGGTGTCGATGTCGCGCAGGTAGAGGTAGGCGTAGTCGCGCCCCTCGGTCGGGTTGTGCTCGATGCACAGCCCCGCTCGCGGTTCGTCGGCAGTGTCCTTGATGATGACCGCCTGCCACGGCTTGAAATGCTTCGCCTTCTTGGTCAGCGGGTCGGCGAGCAGATACCCCTTGCCGTAGGTGTAGGCCTCGGAGATCGCCTTGTCGCCCTTGATGTCCAGGTCGTTGTCGTCCCAGAGCTTGCGGGCTTCCTTGTCGCCGTCGGTGTCGTGATCCTTCGCGGTGCGGAACCCCTGGACGGTGGTCCGGTCGACACACGCGCCGATGATCTGTCCGGCGTAGTTGGTGCGGGACTTCTTGCGGAAGGCCTCGAACTCCTTCCAGGAGTCCTCGCTGGTGTTGCCGGGCGTCTGGGGCTTCGGCGGGTCCCCCTCAACGTACTTGCGCAGGCGTTCGTGCCGATCCTTCTGTGCGAGGATCTCCTTCAGCGAGTAGATGAGGAACCAGTCGGGTGTCGGCTCGATGTCACCGACCGGCGACACCGCCTTCACGGCCTGGCCGTAGATAACCCCCACACCATCTCCCTCATCGGTTTCGTCAACTGTAACAGCTAGACTCACCGGACTCGGATGATCTCCATCGCGTCGACCGGCGGCTGCGCGCCCTCGTTGATCGCGTCCATGCGCGCCTGCCAGGATAGGATTCCAGCCATCGTCAGGTCGAACTTGCGGTCGTAGGCGATCTTCGTGAGCACGAACCGGGGCTCGCCGTCCTCGTCCTCACCGCGAGTGGTGCGCTTGCCCGCGTTGCCGATGTGCTTGATGAAATCGGGATCGCCGTCGTGCGACAGTGACCCGCTGGAAATGGCACTCCGGTACGACTTCGCCGCGTAGTACATGCGGGTCGGGTCCTTCGTCCAGAACTCGAAGACCTGGTCGGGGTAGGCCGCGTGCCACGCACCGACGGTCTCCACCCAGTGCGGCGGATCCGCATAGACCCGCCACACCTTGAACCGGCGCATGATCTCGGCGAAGGCGTGGTTGACCTCGACCTCAGGGACCTGCCACTTGACCTTCTTGCCGTCGGCGTCCCGCGCGATCTTGTCGTCGTCGGGCCGCTCCCAGAAACCGAGCACGTTCTGGGTGCCGGTCTTGATGTCGGTGACGACGAATCCCGTTGAGTCCTGGAACTTCGCGCCGTCGAACCCGACCGTGACGAACGCGCCGTCGGGGATCTTGAACCGCGGATCGCCGAGCGCCTCGAACTCCTCCTTGTCGAAGGCCTGCGCGGCGGTCTGCGTCCAGCGGTTGCACCACACCCGCTCTAGGTACTGGGTGTCTGCGCCATCGCGGTCCCAGTTGGCCGCGATCGAGTCGAACCGCGTCCACTTGCGGACGTCGGGGCTGGTGGCCTCCCAGATCGCCGCCATGCGCTGCTGCATGGTGTCGAACTTCGAGCCGTCCGGTGCCTGCCGGTGCAGGAAGTAGAACCCCTTCGAGACCTTCTTGCCCTCTGCGCAGGCGATCCCCTCGCGGTACTCGTCCTCGGCGTAGGACCCCTGCCCCGGCTCACCCGCGGTGGTGATCGCGAGCTGCCACGGGTCTTCCATCGGTCGCTTCGGGAGGTTCTGGATCATCGTCTCGATCGCGTCCCGGTGCGTCGGGGTGTAGAGGCGGTGCGTCTCGTCGAGGCCCTGAAACGTGGTGCGCGCACCGTCGGCCGAGTTCGGGTTACCGGCCAGCGCATGGCACTTGCCGTCCTCCGCGCCGAACTCGTTCTTGCGGATGATGCGCTGCTTGCCGATGTCGAACAGGTCGGCGTCCGGCGAGGTTTCGAGGATCGACCGTAGCGCGCCGAACGCGAGCTCCTCGGTCTGGTCCTTCGTGTAGGCCAGCAGCGGGATGTAGGGGTTGTTCACCGGCCGACCAGGGGCCATGCCGTACTTCTTGAACTGCTCGTATTCCTCGTCGGTCCACTTCTCGCGCTGCTCATCGGTGATGTCCTCGATGTACCCGCAGAACCGGACCGGTGACTCGGGGTGCAGCTCGCACGCGGTCACCCAGGCCATGAACTCGGTCTTGGCCGAGCCCTTGCGTACCGACCACGAAACCCGCTGGAAGCGGCGGTGTCCGGTCTTGTCCATCCCGTAGAGCTTGTACCCCTTGGGGAAGTGCTCGTAGGCGCGGTACAGCACCCGGCGCTGGTCGTCGGTCAGCTTCGCCGGGAGGCCCTGAAGTGAGCCGGGTCCGTAGGTGAACCGGTCCTCGATGAACGCCGCGACCTGCGGCCCAAGCGTTGGGTAGGTGACGTCATCGTCCTCGACCGCTGGGTACTCGACCCTCATTTTCCTGACCCTCCCCGGTCATCCCCCTACTGAATGTAGAGACCCGCGGCGCGGGCCTTGCGCTTCGCCTGTGCTCGTGCCGAGGTGCCCCGCCGGACACCAGGGTTCCATGCCTCCTGGCTGGCTCGCGTCTTGGCCGCGTGGTGCTGGTCGCAGAGGAGCTGGAGGTTGCTCGGCTCGTTGCCGCCGCCGTCGGCGACTTCGACGATGTGATCGACCTCGTGAGCGGGCTCCCCGCACTCTCGGCAGACGTGGTGGTCGCGCTCGCGGATGAACTCCTTCTCGGCGATCGTCAGCGGCCGGACACGGCGAGGGCCCTTCCCCGCCAGGGTATTCCGCCAGTGTGCGCGGCACCGGAAGTCGTCGCCGTTCGGGGCCTCCTCGGCGCGACGCGAGCATCCGCGGGAGGCATCTTCGGGGTCGCGCCACGAGCACGTCTTCGGCGCGCGACCGGTCATCGCTTCGGGTACCCCTGGGCGGTTCGCTTGCGGCGCTTCCCGTTACGGTCGAGCTTCTTCTTCAGCTTGCGCGCGGCGGCGTTCTTCGGAACGAAGCCGTGGCCCCACTTGGCCCCGTTCTTCGCCTTGCCCTTCTTGCGGGTGTTGAGCGCGCCACCCCTGCGCCGCCGTTGTGCCATAACCGGAATGATACCCCGCTATCCTGCACTGATCTTGCGCGTGAGCCGCGGGATCGACTCCACGACGAGGTTGGTCCAGGCGATGTTCGTGTCGCTGGGGAACCAGATCCCGATCGAGGTGCCCTTGACCTCCGCGTTGTCGAACACCTCGCCCATGATGTCCCCGTCGACCTTGTACTCCAGGCGATTCCCGCGGATCGAGATCTCGATGTCCTTGTTGGCTCCGACGGTGTAGTTCGGCGTGCCGGTGGTGATGGAGACGGCGTCCTCGCCCGGCATCACGCGCTGGAGGTGGCACGACCCCTGCGAAGTGATCGCCAGGCGATAATTCTCACCCGACCCCACTGCGGCGACGGCCATGTAGGCAAACCCCGAGGCGTGCATAGTCTTGACGCGGAACTTGACTCGCACGTCTCGGACGCCGACGTTCAGCAGAAGGATTCGGGTCTGTCCGTCCGGCGAGGCAACGCGCTGTACCGCGCCGTTCACGTAGCGGTACTGAGTCTGATAGCTCGTCCAGTTGGCGGGCTTGCCTCCCATGGCCGCCGACGTCGAAGTCAACGGGGAGGCGTCAACGGCGAAGTTCTCCGATGTCAGCACCTTGCCGAGGAGCTGCTGCAACTTCAGTGCCATGTTGTCCACGACGAAGTCGCGCGCATCGGCGCGGACGGTAACCGGGCCGGTCGGCGGAACCTTGCGTGCCCCAGGCCCTCCCGGCTGCGGAGAGGCCAAGTTCGTGACCCGACGCAACTGCGAGAAGATCTTCGTCGTCCAATCCGCGCGCATACGCTCCAGCGCCGGACGCGCCGAGGTGTAAGCCTCCCCGTCGACCGAAATCGCCGCGGTGCCGGACTGATCACCGATGTAGACGCCGTAGTTCTGCATCGCCTCGGCGAGCGCGTACCCCTCGATCGACAGCCCCAGAGAGCCGATATTCACGCTCGGAGGGATCGCGAAGAACGACCCCATCGGTACCTCGCCGGAGTAGACGACGCTCTCGGCGTCCTCTGCCGCTGCGGGCCAAACGAATCCCCGCTTCAGGCTGGTGCCGGGGATCGACATGGCGATGGCGTGCGGGATGTACGTCAGCTCGTGAGCGCGGATCAGTCCGCCTGCCGACGGCCATCGAGCCGCGCGAGTGCCAGCGTTCCGGCCGTTCCCTAGGAGGTCGGTCTTCGTGATGAACTGCGCCTCGAAGGTGTACAGGCCGGTGCGCGTGGTCTTCCACAAGTCGATGGCCCATCGGCCGTCGATCACTCGCATCGACAGGTCCGTGCCGGACGAGATCACCGGATCGTAGGGGCACTTGAACTGGAAAGTCCCGCGGACCACGCCGCCGCTGTCCTTCCACACCGCGGTGCAGAGAGGGTCGGTCGGGCTGGCGATGTTATTGGTGAACCCGTAGGCCGTCCCGTCGTTGATCGCCGGGGTGGCGGCGAGCAGGCTCGCCGTCGCTGGGGCGCTGGCCGACTCGAAGGTCGCGTCGACGCCGATCGGGGTGTTCCAGTGGGAGTCGGCGGAAAACGGCTGGCTGTCCGTGGTGCGGAAGGCCGGGGGCAGATTGCTCGCCGGTACCCGCGAGTCCACCACCGGGGCGAACTCCTGCCGGGCCGCATCCTCGGTGATCAATCCGAGGTCGGCCACCTGCCCCTCGGAGATCCCCTGGATAGCGCCGACGAAGTACGGGAGGTTGGCATAGACGTCCGTACCATTCCCGATCTTCAGCGCGCCGGTGTCGGACTCGTAGACACCCTGGCCCTTCGCGACGAGTGGGTTCAGCGCCATCCACTCCGCGTGCGTCCGAGTCGGAAAGACCGTCCCCAGGTAGTTCGCCATCAGCCCCTCTTGCCCACATTCCGTTTGTCACCAGGGTAAACGCCGGTGGCCGCCTTGTGGAGCCGGGCACAGTACCCCTCGGCCGAGAAGCCCTCTCGCGCCGCGTACTTGCGCATGTACCGGACGCAGCGAGTGAAATCGCCGGGGGTGTTCCAGCGGATCTTCTTGACCCCGCCCTCACCGGTGGTCCAGTACACCTTCAGTTGCGCGCCGCCGGACGCCTTTCCCTTGGCATAGCTCGACGACGAGGAGGACATAGCCGCGATGCTACCCCGAACACGAAGAAACCCCGACCTCTCGTGCAAAACGAGGGCCGGGGTTCTCCGGTGACAACGCCGCTTCACGTATGTGCCCCGCGAAACGAACACCCTAAGGTAGGCGTTGGAGCACAGCCTATCAGGGCTTCTCGTCGGGGAGTACCAGACGAGTGATCACTCCCGCCAGGTGCCAGGTCGGCAGCAGCATCCCGATCATGGTCCACCACAACGGAATGTCGACAACGAGCCCACTCAGGAGAATCCCTGCCGAGATACCGAACAGGTAGAGCATCATGCCAGTCGGCCGCCGTGGCGATGCCCCCGCGTCGGGTTGTATCGCAGCTTCGCCAGGGTTCCCTCGACGACGTCGATCGAGCCGTACTGCGGGTTGGTCGACAGGTGCGCCGACCGGATGATCACATCGCCGATCTCGGACGCGATCCCCTCCGGCTTCTGGGTCTCGATGTCGAAGTAGAGCCCCTCGACGCCGGGGCACCCGTCGCGGGCCTCCTCGATGGCCTCGGCGACCTCGGTGGTGACCAGCGCCAACTCCTCGATCACGCTGTTGCGGTTCTCGTTCCACCCCGCCTTCTCGGCCTGGAGGTGTGCGGCGAGGACGAGCGCCTTCAGTCCCATCTCGATGAGTCGCTCCCCGGCCGGGGTGAGCACCCCATCGTTGTCCATGAGGCTGCGCGGCGGCACGCCGTCGAGCGCCTGGACGAGATCGGGGGTATCGAGGATGTCGGTCACTGATTCTCCTTGTACTGGTCGATCATTGCCTTCGCCAGGGTCCCGGCGAAGCCTGTGTAGGTCTGGGTGGATCCGGGCATCCGTTCCGAGGCGTAGATGACGTGCCGACTCGGCACCGCCTCCCGAATCCGCCGACCCCCGGCCTCGATCGGCGGGGTACCGAGGTAACGCCGGGCCGCGTCGATGATCGCCGGGACGTTGAGGTAGCCGGGGGCGAGCGGCTGCGGCTTCCCGGTGACCACCGAGGCGATGCCTCGGAACCCGTTCCCCTGCGGCAGCGCCGAGATCGGGTCGTCGGCGGCCGAGATCCAGTACTTCGGGAACGGCCCCGAGATGGCCCGGCCCCCGGTACATCCGTACCGTTCCGACGGCACCTTGCAGGCGGGGTGCGCGCCACCCTTGGGCATCGCCGGGTCCGAGAGCAGGATCATGCCGATGCAGTTGTTCAGTTCGCCTGCGGCCGCGACGTCGCCGAGGATCAGCGCGCCGAGGGAGTAGCCGATCCAGATGTTCGCCGTCCCGCTCGTGGCATCGGTCTTGGTGACCTTCTGCCAGCCGTCGTGGTAGCTCTCGTGGAACATCTTCGTGCCACCGGCCGGGGCGATCGAGGCGTGGTAGGGGACCGGGTAGTGCCCGACCTCCAGCTCTCGACCAGCCTTCACGATGTCGTCCATCATGTTCGGCTCGTTGATGCCCCATCCGCTGCGCGGCTGCGCGCCGTAGGCCCCGGTGTACCCCTGGAACGGCTCCCCGGTGCCCCGCAGCGACCGGATGGCGATCTCTCGCGTCACTCCTCCATCCTCTCGATCAGGTTGTCGATCCTGTCAGCCACGCGCGCGATTGTCTCCGCTTGGTCGGGCTTCGGCCAGCCGAGGAGGCTCTCGGTTTCGGCCTGCCGGAGCAGGTCTCTGACCATCTTCATCTCCTCCACGGACAGGACCACTTGCGCCATTCCCACCGAGGCCAGGATTTCGGCGACCGACACCCTGACCTCCTCTGCTCTCTCGCTCAATTCGACTCTCCGTTCTGTGCGCGGCGAGCCTGGAAGATCGCCGCGGCCTCCCTCATCATTCCGATCCCGACGTGTGCCGGGATCGAGCCGAGCGTCTTCAGGAACAACCGGAACCGCTTCGCGTCCGGCTTCTCCAGGTCGCCTCGGGGTCGCTCGACCAAGGCGATCACCATCGCGTTCGCGACGAAGAACTCGTCACCGTACCGCGCCTTGATCTCCACGTTCACCGCGTTCTTGATCGTCTCCAGGGCTGCCTGGGAGATCTCCTCCACGCTCATCTCTTCGGACATAGAATCCCTCCTCGTTGAGCACCCACCCGCCGGTGCGTTCGTACCTCATGTCGCTCTCCAGGCGGGCCAACAGGTTCCGCTGCTCACGGTCGGCTTTCGCGGCGGCGCGGTCGGAAGACCGGCCGAAAGCCCATGCGAGGATCGCCGACGCGAACAACAGGCAGGTGAGCGTCGCAAGCCAATGCCGGTCGGTCGAGTTGAGCAGGGCGGCGAAGACGAACCACGCTGCCGCGCCGAGCCCAACCCGCTCCGCGAGAGTCATAGGAGCCTCACGTTCCTCGCAGCGGCCACCTCCAGCCCGATGAGCATGACCTCGGCCAGTTCCCGCGACACCAGTCGCAGCGTCTCCGAGGCGTCGGCGCATCGGCCCATGTCGACCTCGGCCTGCTTGATGAGCGACTGGAGCTCCTGGGACGGCATCTCGTTCATCGAGTCGCGGTCCTGCTTCAGCACCCGGCCGACCCGCTCGGGGTCGATGCGCTTGGTGACCTTCAGCTCGTTGATGCGCTCGCTCATCGCTTCGGCCTCCCGTACAGGGCCCAGCCCTTCGCCTCCCAATAGACCTTCGCGCAGACCCCGAAGGTGATCGCGAACAGAATTGCGAGAATGGCGATTTTGAGGATGTTCCCCCAGGTCAGGATGTCGCTCACTTCTCCAGCTCCTTCATGAAGCACTCGCGGAAGTCCGACCGCAGGGCTTCCAGTACGGTCACCTCGCCGACCAGCAGGCCCCGCTTCGCGGCGGTGAGCCCGCGGTCGAGCAGGGTGCCGAAGCTGCGGAGGTGGGAGACGATGTCCTTGTCGGTGTTGCCGGTCGGCCGGGACAGGGCTACCTGCTTCCAGAATCCGGCCATCTCGCTGGCCGCCACCCAGTTGGCCGAGTAGACCAGCAGCGCCTTCTCGGCCTCGGTCAGGTCTTCTCCGGCGTCGATCTTGCGGCGGACCTCGCCGAGCGCCTGCGCGGCGTCGAACTGGTCCTGCACGGTGAGCTCGCGCTCTTCGGTGTTGCTCATGAGCCTCGATTCGGGTTGAGGGTGATGGTGCCGACCTTGGGCTTGTCGGCGTGGTTGGAGCAGAAGAACTTCGGCGGATCCACGGTGGTGTCCACCGTCCACCCGGCGATCTCCTTCTGCCGGTCGTGGGCCTTCATGAAACGGATCGTGTCGCGGATGCATTGCGCCTTCGACGACTGGAGGTTCACCGGGAAGTGGATCGCCTTGTCGCAGAGCGGGTAGTCGCATCCGACCAGCGTGGCCCGCGGTGCGAGCATCCCGCCGGACTGTGCTCCCGGCCGGTGGCCGACGGCGATGCTCATCGGACGATCCTCCAGGGTAGACGGCCGGTTTCGGCGTCGAGCTGGTCGCCGACTTCGCCGCTGTACCGGCGCTCGCGGGCCTCCTCACTCAGGTCCCGGCGATCGCGCCAGGCTCGGTAGATCACCAGGCCGATGCCGAGCACGAACATGCCGTAGCCGAGCACTCGGCTGGTGACCGAGTCGTACAGCGAGCCGTCGAACGCCGAGAGGAGGGCGACGCAGATGGCGGAGACCGCGATGGCCTGGGTCCAGTCGCGGCTGCCGCCGGGCCGCCAGCGAGCCTTGATCTGCTCTCGGAAGGTCGGTCGTGCCTCCGTGCGGTCGGCCTCGTCGTAGAGGTCGACCGCCATGTGCCGGGCGGCGCTCGGCGTCATGTGCAGGTTGACCATCTGTGTCCCGTCCTCGGTGAAGCTGACGTGGACCAGGGATGGATCTTGATCGGGTGGGAATGTGCTCATTCCCTCACTGTATCAGTTGACGTCGACAGCGTCAAACCGACCGTCCTCCTCGATGGGGACGAGAGGGTTCTCGAAGCGTTCCTCGGCGTCGAACCAGCGGGTCATGCCGGTGTCCAGCCAGAACACCTGCCACCACTTCTTCTCCTGCCGGATCGTCCGGTTGAGGACCCGCGCCATGTGGATGCCCTTCTGGCGCGGGAGCCACTCCGCGGCGCTGGCGGCGACCTCGAAGGAGCGCGTCGGCTCCGACTGGATCGTGGTGCCGTCGGCGCGGAGCCACTCCACCGCGTACTCCTCGACAAACCTCATCCTCATCGTCATGGAGTGAACCTTGCCAGAACCTCCTCGGGATCAAGGCCTCTCGCGACGACGATCCTCTCGGCCTCGGCCAGCACCGTGTCGCCGAGCTGCGGCGCGACGTTGTTCATCGCCGTCAGGAGCAGCGCGATCACCAGCTTCGCCTCCTGCTGCCACTCCGCGGTCGCCTCGCGCTGCTGCGCCACCTCGGTCACCGGCGCGACGTGCCAGGTGTTCAGGAAGTGCTCGGTCAGCATGTCGATCCGGCCACGGGTGGCCGGGTGATGTCGCAGCTCCCCCGTCCTTAGGCGGACGACCTGCTCGGCGTAGGCCTTCAGCGCGACGGCCGGTTCCTTGGTGCTCACAGTCGGCTCTCCTTGTTCGACAGAATGCGCGCGATGTCTTCGAGCGCCTCGGTGGTCAGGTCGTCGGGCCACGAGTAGCCCGACCCCTTCTGCACGACCTCTCGCACGGTCTCCCGCGCCTTCTGTCGGCGCTGGTGCGCCTCGTAACTGGCCGGAGTGAAAGCCCGCTTGCCAGTCCCGACCCCGTGCCGGGTGTTGATGGCCCACCCGGTGTCCTTCGCGATCTTCAGCTCGACGAAGTACTTGCCCTGCTCGGTCGCGTAGACGTACTTCGTGCCGACCTTGGTCACCACCGCGGTGTGCTGCACGTTCTTGAACAGCCTCTCGCAGCTGAGGCTTCGGCCGGTCTCCTCGGACTTTCTCCGCCGGAGCTGCTCGGCGTCGAAGTCACGGCGACGCTCGATGACGATCAGCTCGTCGCCGATCTTCGCGTCCAGGTAGGTCGGGTCCTTCTTGGCGCTCACCAGATCACCTGACTTCCCCAGTAGCGGTCGGGGTTCTGGAGGCGATGCAGGACCGCCGGGAACCGCGCGAACCCGAGATCGGCCAGGTCGCGGTCGCTGACCTGGGAGTTCTCGTCGAACTTCGACAGTGCGTTGCGGAACGCGATGATGTCGTCGTAGTAGACGCTGACGTGCTGGCGAGGCCTGGTCGAGCGCAGCGCGGTGATCGGGCTCTTGCGCGGATCGGAGAATGCGCGCGCCTTGCCGTACCCGAGGTCCGGCGATCCGACGGTCTCGCGGAAGTCGGTCTCGGTGATCGCCTCACCGCGGCGCAGGCGCAGCGTCATCCGGTCGCGCAGCGCGCGGTAGCGAGCCTCGTTGAGCTCGACCCACCGCTTCTCTTCGACCTCGGCGCGCTCGTTCGCCTTCGCGATGACCTCTTCGGACTGCCTCATCAGGTCTTTCACTGTGTGCTTCATGAATCCTCTTCTCAGACTTGCATTCCCACACGGCGGCAGGCCGCGAGGACGTTCTTGTAGGAACGATTATCGGAGGGCGTCAGCGGCACTGAAGTGACGTGTTTGCCCTGGTAGAACACTTGCGGGTGGCCGCCGGTGTGGCGGGGCATCCTCACCTCGCCCCCGGCCTTTCGGATGGTTTTGACCAGCACGCGGAAGTCCTTCTTGCCGCGGTAGGTCGAGGCTTTCGAGCCTGGCGAGGGTCTCGTCAGTGGCATCACTCGCCCCGCTCGCGGAGCTGTCTGGCCTGCCGGAACCAGGCCGTCGGGTTCGCCGGGTCGTCGGGGATGTCGGGCTGACAGAGCATCGCCGCGACGAACTCGCAGTGGTCGGGGTTCTTCGGGTCGATGATTGGCAGGCCCCGCTCGTGGCGAGCCTCGATCTCGTTGCGCAGATACACCGCGAGGTCGAGCACCTCTTTGTAGGCGTCGACCAGGTGGTCGCGGCCGTTGTCGTGCTGGAGCGGGGTGCCGTACTTCGCCAGCCCGAACTCCTTGCGCCTCGCCATGTCGCCGATGACCAGGTCGTGGGCGCTCGGCGCGTCGGACGGTTCGGGGGCGGGCTGGCCGAACCCCCACCGCTCGCCGGTGGTCACCGTTCCGAGGTACTGCTCGGCGGCTGTCTTGAACTGCTCGATGCCTGAAGGCTCACTCATCGTCGGGGCTCTCCTCGGGGTCGGGGTACATGTTCGGAAGGGGGTTCACGGCGCGCATCGCCGCGTCGATGAGCCGAGTGAGTACCCAGCTCGTGATGGCGAATGGTCTCACCGGCGACGCCGTTTGCGGGTCGGGTTGTTGGCCCACATCGGCGGCACCGACGCGGGCCGCTTGATGCCCCGCCCGTCGCGCAGGCTGTTGGGGTCCGGCGGGTTGCGCTCGTCGACCTCGCGCTGCGCCTCTTCGGCGAGCTTCTGCGCCGTCGGCCACGCCGCCTCGATGGTCTGGAACACCCCGCGGGCCGCCAGGCCGAGCTCTCGCAGCGCCGGGGCCAGCTTCTCGCGCATCTCCTCGGCCAGCTCGTGCATCCGGTGGCCGACCTCGACGTTCGGCGGCAGCGGCGGCGGGGGTGTGGGTATGTCCTCTGTGTTCATACCCACACCCTACCGCAGTTTCTAGGTTGACGTCAACTGTACTTCCTAAGCTGCGCGGAGAATGCGGCCCAGAACTCCTCGGCCTTGATCAGGGACAGCCCGCTGGTCTCATGCACCTCCAGGTAGGCCGCCTTAGCCCGATCCTTGAGCTCGCCGACCGAGATCTCGATCCGATCGTTGATCACTCTCGGGGTGCTGGTCGACTTCGGCAGCGATGCGACCCAGGTGTCGGCCAGGTCGGTGATGTTCGCCTCGGCCCGCTTCAGGCGGCTCTCGATCCCCTGGACCAGATCTTCGAGGTTGCTCAGGCGGCTCTCCACGCTGTTGTCCTCGTCGCCGAGTACCGTCTCCTTCAGCCGGTGGATCTCGTTCTCGGCCGCGGTCATGCGCTGCGGGGTCGGCGGGATCAGATCGGTCGGCGGCACCCAGTCGTCCCCGTCCTCGTCGTCCAGATCCCTGATCGCGTCCTCGTCGGCTTCGGGCTCGACCCGGTCGGCGGCGTCGTCGGCCTCGATCAGCTCGCGGAGGTCGTGCTTCACCTTCTCGACCCGCTCCACGAACCGCTGCACCGGGGTGGCGGTCTTCTCGATCCGCACGGTCGCCTCGTCGTCCTCGGAGCGCCGGATCATGGCCCCGCTGGCGAGGCGCAGCGAGCCGGTGGTGCGGAACTCCTCGGCGTGCCGGTCGCACAGCCAGTCGATCTCGATCGGGGCCGACGAGCCGAACATCAATTGCGGCGCGGAGGGAATCGGCATCCACTTCGAGAATGGCTCCTTCGCCATTTCGCTCTCGATCTTCTTCCGCCGGTTCTCGCCGGGCTCGATACGAATGCCGATCTTCGGGCATCCCGAGGGCCCCTGAATTACCGGCGCGGCGGCCGCGCACTTGATCGTGACAATTGTCGGGCCGGGAAAGGGTGCGTCATGAGCCATTCTTCTTATTCCTCCTCTTGGCGTCAGCAATGCGCTGCCGTTCGCGCCGGGCTGCCGTTTTGGCGGCCTTTTCAGCGAGCATTCTTTTGCGTTTCTGTGCCGGGGTGTCGCCGGTGAGGTCGTCCTTGCGCGGACGGCCGATCGGGCGCGGCGGTTCGAGGTTGATCCCCTCGGGGATCCGCACGGTGTGGTCGGGGCAGTAGGTGTGCGTCGGGTCGTTGCGGCCGACGCTCCAGCCGCGCTTGCGGAGGCGGTCGAGGTAGCGGCCGCGGAGCTGGCTGCTGGGGCCGGGGAAGTCGATGCCGTAGTCGCGGAACGTCGCGCCGATCTTCTTCTCGCAGGAGGGCGAATCACAGGCCGCGAAGAAGGTTGCGGCCCCGTTCTTGGAGAGCTCGTTTCCGGTGATCATGAGACCACTCTACACGACTTTCATGGTTGGTGCCAAACCGTGGAACTAAGCGAAATCGGGCCGTTCCTGAGAAAAAACTGAGAGACGAGCACAGACTTTCACGGTTAATCGTCATTCAGGAATGTAGTACCTTGTAGTATGAAACAACCGTGACAAGTACTACGGAAATACGAACTTTCCGACTCGATGACCTGGGAAAACGATTTTTGTAGCATATGTAGTACCCTTTTTTGGGGTTGGGTCAGCACTAGTAGTTATTAGTTGTCACGGTTCTTGTCGCCACTATGAGCGACAACCGTGACAACTAAGGGCCTCTAACGCCCTCTCTCTACAGGGGTCCTCGACCACAAAATGGGTACTACATATGCTACGAAAGAGATTGTTGCAGGTCAGAGGATCGAAAAGCCGGTATTTCGTGTAGTATGTTTCTCAGAACTTTTCGGCCGTTTTGGTGGTTTTCCCTGGTCAGAGACCTAAAAACCATAAGCGATTTTTAGTACTACATCCGAGCGGGGTCCGAGCGTTTCTGGTTAAGCGTCAACCGGAAAGTTTTAAGGTTTCTCTCAGGTTTCTGAGGGCAGAAAAAGACCCCCTCGGGTGCGCTGGCGATGTCACATCCGAGGGGGTCGTTAGCCAGTCTAAGACACGACCGAGAACGGGTTGGAGTTGTCTTCCTGGACAGCCCGCGGGTCCGCGGGTTCGGGTGCGTCGACGAAGTCCTTGGGCTTGCGTCCGGCGCGACGCTTGCGGCCCCGCTCCTGGGCCTCCTCCGACCGCTCGATCTCCCACTGGAGGGTCCGGCGGCTCATCGGGTTGAGGCCGAAGTTGCGGACCTGGGTCTCGTAGGCCTTCGAGGCGCTGATCCGGTCGCTCATCTTCAGGAACGGGTTGAGCACCTGCGCCAGGTAGAAGCACGCGAGGTACAGGCCGTGGATGTCGGAGTCGACGAACTCCTGGGACATCGGGGAACTCCAGATGTCGTCCCACCAGGCCTTTACCGGTTCGGGCCACTCTCGTTCGATCTGCTCGCCGTCTCCGGTGATGTCCTCGATCCCGCCGAGCCAGTCGGACGCTGCGGGGAGCGGGGGCACTTCGGGGTTGTCGACCGCGTGCAGGACGGCCTTGGTCGAGGTCTTATTTCGCCGCTGACGGGTTGAAGCCTCTTTCGCCGCGGGTCCGGTTCCTGCCATGTGTAAATCCTCTCTACGGGGCTCTCAGGGCTCATTCTAGGCCCGATATGCTGGGATATGAGATCCCTTGTGGCACAACGTTGTTCAGGTGAGCTGAACAACGAAAAACGCTCTGACCAGGGCGTTTAGGCCCAGACTCGTACATACGTTCGAGGACA